TAGGCCTGAGCTTGTTTGTCCATTTCTATTTCGTTTAGTAACATCTGATGCATTATAAAGTCTTTTAAAGTTATCTCCTCCTTTGTCTAAAGCATTTGATGTTGATCCCATCATACACTTACCAATTACTCTACTACCTAATCTTAATGTGGTTTTCGTAACCCTCCAGTTGTTGAGGATGTTGTTCGGACGTTCCCACTTCCCCGATTCATCATGTACGAGGAGTTTGAGTTTCTCCCCATCGTAGGAGTTGTCACCGGTATTCTTCCAATCGATGGTGGTGTCAAGACCCTGTAGGGCTTCGGGTTTATCGGAACTTGTAATGTTCCGTCTTGTGAGCTTGGACGCGGGGACACGGAAGGCAAGCTCGGTCTTTGGACGGTCCATTCCGTCCTGGATGGGTTTGAAAAAGAAGGGATAATTAACCGATATGGGTACCACCTTGTCTGTGAACATCTTCTTAGCATCAGGACCGGACTTTGATAATATACCATACCTGGAGTCACTTGATATGGTTGCCAAGTTGACCACCTCTCCAGAGGCCATGAAAGAAAACCCGGAACGTCTGTTCTTAAGGTAACACATCCCATAGGATCGTTTATCTGCCTTACAAGCTTCCCAGAAAATGTAGAATAATCTATTTGCTTCCCGAAAGTCTGGTTTCCCGACGTCAATTTTAGACCACTGCAAGTACATATAATGAGTGCCAGTAATGTAAGTAGGATTACCTTTGTTATAATACCAAAAACCTTCTTCTCTTTTCTTAAACTCATTCTCAATATAATCTATATATTTATTTTTAAAATCTTGTGGGTATTGCTTCCAATCAAATATAGTTTTAATTCTATTTAATTCTTTTGGATATTCTGTTACCTCCCACCTATCAGTCTCAAATTTATGTACTTCTTTCGGTATTTTAGGTAAAGCTATTTTTAAATTTTGTATATCATATACTTCACCAATTTGACCAGTTTTTGATATAACTATAACATCATGTTCCTTGTTATATCCGTAATCCCATGCTTTCTTTTTATTAAGCCGTTTTATTACGTTTATTTTTATAGGTTCTATAACCTTGTATAAAGTCTGCTCGTACATTACTTAGATCTTCTTTCTGCAAAACCACCAAAAGTTTCTTCCTTCTTTTCTTCTTTTGCTTTACCGTCAAGCATGTCTTGCTCGTCTTGTATTCTGTTTAATATTTCAAAAGCATCGAATATAGCTAGCTTTTTTGTAGCTGCAGCATTTTTTAATCTATCAGCTGATATATCATCGTCAGAATCTACAATAGCTTCTTTAGCAACTTTAATAAGCTCCTCGACTGCTCTATGCCCAGCTTGGATTATATTCTTTTTCGTTTCCTTGATATTCATAATTAACTGTTATTGCTGGTGTTAAAACTCTATACAACCTTTCTCCATCTACGACAAACTCGTATTCACTACTTGGTTTAAAACCAACTAAATCACCTTTTTTAAAGTCGTTAGAGTCTGTATGTTTTACTATACCCATTAACTCAGTTTCTTTACTTAAATTAAAAATATCATTTGATTCTATTGGTTTTACAAAAGTATACCCTTTTAATGGATAGGCTATATTATTTCTTTTGTATAAAAATATTTGGTCACTAAAAACAAAATATTTGTTGTCTTTATAGTATGATCTACCATTTTTTTCTTCACCTCTTATATCTTGGTAACGTCTAAAAATGTTATGATGAACTACAACTATATCTCCCTTTTGTATACCAGTATCGTTTATAATAGGTGTTTCTAACACTAAACCTTCTCTGTTTACAAATTGATGTGTAAACATCTTAGTATTTAGTATTAGATCTTTATCACCTATTTTTTTTACATTATTGTATCTCTCGCCTACAGGCTCGATAACAAAGTTATAAATTCCCTTCATTAATACTCCAAGTTAAATTCTACTGCGATAGCCATGTTTTTATTAAACTCTTTCCATGGTAGCACTTCGTCTTGTTTTTTAATAAATATACAAAATTTATCTTCGTTTTCAACTATACTATCAATAATATGTCCTCCATAAACCTCTTGATCTACAGAATAATGCATTGCTTCGTTCTTATAGTCTTTACCTATACTAATCTTTCTTATCAGCTTCATCTTCTTCAACCTCTGTTATAGTACCATCAGCAACGCTTATGTTAACTTTTCCGTACTCTTCTTCTAGTTCTTTTTGCAATTTTCCTAGTTCAACTTGCTGCATAGCTTGTTGATTAAGCATGTTAAACTTTCTAGCTTCTAGCATACCAACTTCTGTCTGTATGTTTTGAATAATTTTAATCTTACCTTGTAAGTTTTGTAATTGCTCGTCTGTGATTTTTAAATCATCTGTTTTCTTTGCCATAATTTTAATTTTAATTTAATTTAACTTATTTATATTATTACGCTATTTTCACGTTTTTTACCTTAACTAACCGTTTTCAGTAGTCCGTTAGTAAATTCTAGTGTCTTTGTACTTCCCTTAGAGTTAACTACCACGACTACATCTGAAGAAACTCCACTAACAGAAGCGTCACTACCATCCTTACCGTCTTTACCATCAGCACCAGCCGCGCCTGTAGCACCAGTATTACCTTTAGGTCCTTGAGATCCAGTTGCTCCAGTATCACCTTTATCACCTTTATCACCTTTTGGTCCTTGTGAACCTGTGTCGCCCTTGCTACCTTTTGATGAAGCTTGTGAAGAGTCTTTACCGAAAGCAGCTTTTGTAAAAGCATGTAGTTCTTCTACGTCTGCTCTTAAATCTTCTATTTGTTTTAATAAAAACTTATTTGTCTGGAATAAAGCTTCGTCGTTATAAATTTCAGATATATCTGTTAAAGCAGATAGCTCTGTAGCTTTTTCACTTGATATTGTTATTTCACCATCGCTACCCTTAACAGCTAACTGTCCTGAGCTACCAGATTTAAATAATTTTTTACCTCTTATGTTGTCGTTTATATTTGCCATTTTATACTAAATTATATCTTACTACTATTGAAACACTACAGTTTCTCCATAATGTTGATGAAGAAGAGTTTTGGAATTTAAAATAAACTCTATCGCCAGCGTTGAAAGCGAAATTGATATTATCTTGACGTATATACGAGTAATAATCATCACTTCTACCTTCAACTCTCACCCTTGTTTTATAACTAGATGAATACGAGGCTGAAGTACTGTTTTTAGCTATTCTAAATCTTGTTGGAGCAGTTGAAGCTAAACTAGGTGCAGATCCATGACCGTGTTTCATTATCATTGTTTCTACCCTTCCATTATGAGGTGGAGCCCACATGTGATAGTATTGAGCTGATGTAGATTCAGAGTTGTGATTCATAGGTATTAAAAAGTCAGACGTAGATCCTCCTGATTGTGAGAAATGACAAACAATTGTTTGATACATAAACTGATCAGCTGTGACTTTTGTACTAGCATCTTCATCATCTTTTCCTACTAAATGAGTAATCTCGTTTGATTCCGTGTCAAAACTAATTAAGTTGTTTGAATCAAATCGTAAAGTTGGACTATTACCAGACCCTTTATATAAACCAGAATTATTATTAACTTGTACAGATTCTGAAACAGTTAAATAGTTAGGATTAGAACTTGGTACCCAAGAAGGTGTTACGTCTGCATTATTTGCTACTCCTGTAGCCGTACTATAACCAGCACTTGCATGATTGCCCCAACCAAAAGCAGTATGACCATTATTAGCTCTTGTTGATACACTGTCTAAATCTTGAGCGCCTGTAATTGTTATATAACCAAGCTTAGTAGCGTCAGCATCAAGAACAAAACGTTTGTTTGTAGCGTCTGTCATGTTTTCTGTACTAAACACTGGCGAAGCACCGTCTTCTAGACTTTGATCAATTGCTTTTACATGTCCTAAACTAGCACATTCATCATCCATTAAAGCTCCAGCCGCTCTTACGTTAGTTGTTGTAGGGGTGGTGTTTGTAGCTGATATAGTTACAACACCAGAAGATTCTGATAAACTTACATTAGATCCTTTTTTAAGCCTTAATGTTTCAGACGAGGTTAAAGTACTGTTAACAGAACCATTACCATTACTATCAATCTCTACAGTTCTAAAAGTATTATTATCTGCAAAATTACTAGTGTGTATTGTACCAGCGTTTTCAGCTGTCCAGTCTATAATTGCGTTGCCTGATGGTATAGTAGGTTTGTTATTTATAAACGCGTCACCTGATGTAGCGTTCCAATCAGATTGTACATTTTGCTCTGCATTACTAGGAGCATGAGCTGCTTGTGAGTGCGTATATGCTGTGTCGTAATTACTTTTTAACGCGTTTGTAAGGTTATTTTGTGTTAAACCACCATCACCTACAGAATAAGTTGTATTTGTATAATTGTTAGCGTGTACTGTTCCAGCTCCATCAACTGTTAAGTCAACTGGTATTGATGTGTCTCCTTCTAATGCAGTTCCTGAAGTTGTACCAAAACCAGGGAAACTAGTTATATTACTAATCGCAGTAGCATTTGTTGCTATTCCAGAAATATCTTGATTACCGGTTAACACAGTGCCATTAGCAGTTATATCACCCTCAAATGTTGCGGTACCTCCATTATGAAATTGAAAAGCCGCTGTACCACCACCATCAATAAATTCTAGTCTATCAATATTAGTATTTTTATTGTATTGTATTGCAAATCCATTTGCAACGTTATTATTTTTGCTGTAAAGTTGAATTTTAGCATTACCAACTGTGTTGTTAACTTCTCCTAACGTAAGTTTAGGCGTGTTTTTATCTATAGTAACATTACCTGTAAAAGTACCACTAGTTCCTGATATTGTACCCGACAATATAAGATTACCACCGCTCTGTAGTTGTGATGAAAGAATACCACCAACAACAAACTGCATTGTTGAGTCGCCTACATCTTCTATATAAGTATCTTGATCACTACCTACTACAACCTTATTTGCATATAAATCTCTTGTTATTGTTAAATCACCATCTTCATCAAGTGTTAATAAAGTTCCACTTGTTCCAGTTCCATGTTTACCAATACTAAATGTAGAAGCAGAATCATTATTATTACTATCAATATTAATTCTAACTTTGTCAAATGAATTAATAGTAATACTATCACTATATGTTCCGTTGTCTGTAGATGTTATTGAGTGATTGAAATTAGTTCCATAACTATCACTATCCCAAGTTAACCATAAACCACCAAATCTATATAATCTAGAAGCTTCATCATTTACAGATCTACCGTAAATATGACCATTGTGTAATGTGTCAGCGTTAAAAGTTGGCATCACGCTAAACGTTTTAGCACCTGATATTGTTTGAGCACTAGCTTTTGTAACAAGTCCACTTAAATCTTGATCACCTGTGTTTGCAGCAGCAAGCGCCGCTATATCTACACCATCAACAGTACCTGATAAAGCTACGTTACCAGATCTATCAACACTAAATACGTTTGCTAATGTTAAATCACTACCTACAGATGTTGTTGAGTTTGATGCTTCTGAGTACCAACGAAGATGTGTACCAGAAACAGATAAAGCTGAGTGACCACCACTAAAGTTACCGTATGTAGAAACAAAATCTCCACTTGAACTTGTTTTTCCTTCAGCACCATAACCTATTAAAAGATTACCACTAGAAGCGTGAGAACTTATTACACCTAATCTATCTGCAGATGTATATGTTTGAGCTAATATTCTACCACCAGTAGTTGCTGATGGACCTACAGTAAGATTACCTGATATTTTTGTATCTGTAGATACTTGTATTGTATCGGCTAGTTCGATGTAATTATTATTATCCGCTCTATCATATAACTTACCTGCACCACCAACATAAACATTATTGTTAGCGTGAAAAGCATCATCTGTTCTTAGTATGTTAGCACCGTCTCTAAATAAAGTAACATCACCACCTAAAGCGATACTACCAGTTTCTATATTAATATTTTGATTGAAATCAAAAAGAGTATTAGATTCGTCCCATAAAATACTAGCGCTAGCACCATCGACAATAATACCCGAACCACCTGAGTTAGCTTCTGTTTGGCCTTTACCAATTGTTATGGTTTTATCAACTACATCTAAATCTGTAACATTGTAAGAATTTATATCACCTGTTATATTTAAATCACCAGTTACAAATAAATTTCCAGTTATAGTTGAAGTACCGTTTTCTAACTTTAAAGGAACCACGCCATCAACTTCAAAAAATATGTTTTTACCACTTAACGTATTTTTAATTGCAAAGTTACCTGCTTGCGATCCATGACTAGCACCATACGCAATTAAATAAGCGGCGTTTAACCCGTGTGAAGAAGTTCTAAATTGTTGAAGAGTATAGGTTGTTTGAGAACTACTACCTAATATTAAGGGACTATCAGAAGCATTACTATCAGCTAAAGTTATTTGACCAGTGGCTGTATCATCTGCATCACTTCTTAAATATTTTGATTGTGTAGATGATGATGTTAAATAACCAGGATCAGAACTTGGAACCCATGATGGTGTAGCATCAGCATTACTAGGCGCGTGATCGGCTTGTGAATGTGTATATGCAGTTTGCCAGTTTTGTATTCTTCCTGAACTTACATAGTGTGTTGTTTGATTTGACGGGTACATGCTACCATCAGTAAAATAATTACCATTATCTAAATCTAACCAAGCTAGTTCATCTACACCCGCGTGATTAGTTGCAAAGTTTGAATTAGCTTTACCAAACGATATTCTTCTATTAGCTTGGTTTGGACCGTAAATCATTGTAGCCCAATCTCCTGAAGTACCATTAGCGTTCCATAACATCATACCGTATGATACGGCACCTGAATCGTATACTGAAATTCTATTTCTAGTTGTATCAGTGGCATCATTTGTCAATTTAAGTGTATCTGCCGTTATAACAGAATTAGACGTAACGTCACCAGTTAAAGTACCACCAGATAAAGGTAGCTTTGTGCTATCAGTTGCTGATATGTTTGTTAAATTACTACCATCACCATATAGTGTATCTGCGTATATGTTTGCCCATCTATTTGATGAAGTACCTAAATCATGAGTGCTATCTGCACCGGGAAGAACGTTACCAGTTGCTCCATCTATTTGAAATAAAAGATTATTACCAGATATTCCAGAAGCATTACCCCCATGTCTACCAACAAAGAAACTAGAGTTAGCCGCAGACGTTTGATTATTGTTTGAATCTAAATTCACAATAAAAGAGCCATATGTATTTATTCTTATATCATCTCCAGTTCCACCACCTAATTCTCTAGATGTAATAGAGTGGTTTGTTTCACCACCACCATAAAAAGTTATATAATCACCTACAGAGTCTAGGTTTATTTGATTTGCCGTTACCGTACCTGTGGAAGTTATAGCTCCAGAATTTATTGTTCCAATATTTTTTAAGTTTCTACTTAAATCTATAAATTGTGTATTACCACCATCACCTATGTATAACCCATTATCACTAGCTGTTGTGCTATCTGCTCTAAATTTAAATTCTACTCTATTTGACCAAGCTGTATCATTACCAGGAAAACCATATGCGTGGAAACCACCTTCAGCTGACATAAGAACTTGCTCAGCTGATAAGTTTACATTTGCTTTTATAACAGATCCAGTGTCACCAGCTCTCAACCATACTGTATCGTCAATACCTAAAGCAACAGCTCTATATTCACTTATTCTTGATAGTATTGTTGACTCTGATCCATTCATGTCAACTTTTAGTAAAGGTGTTTCTGTAGAATATTCACCCGTATCTCCTGATGGCTCGTAATCAAATAATATATAACCGTTTGAAGTGGTAAATGTAAGTTTGTTGCTTATGGTTGTAGCACCACTTAGTGATAATGCACCATTTATATTTGGGTTTTCTAAATTTAATGTTGTATTAGCACCACCTAATGTAAGTGTTACTGCGCTACCGTCACCTTTTATACTACCAGACTGTTCAAATATAATATCAACATTATTTGTACCGTCACCAATATACACGTCAGATGAACCATCACCTAATAAAATATCACCAACAGCATTAGTTAAAACTAAATTGTTTCCGTCTTGATCTATTTTACCAGCGTTAGCACCTGCAGCTGTTTTAAACTGTATGTGACCAGCTTTATCTATTGTTATGTTATTTAAAAACGGTATTGCCATGTTTTATATTTTAAATTCTTCCTGATATTCGTTTTTTACTAGCACCGCTATGTATTGATCTTGATTCAAAATGTCTTGACTTCATTTTTGATTTTGAGCCAAGTGTTATTTCTAAATCTTTTACATAGCCTATTTCTTCTTGATTGTTACTAGCTATTTTGTAACCAGCTATTAATTTATAGCCATATTTCTGTGCATCTAAAGTTAATGTTTTTTGTTCCCAAGCACCGTAACTAGATTCAGTAAATTGTGTTTGTTCTAAAAAACCATACACATTACTATTTTTAACATCACTACTGCTACTAAGATTAAAAGTTGATGTATGCTCTCCACTTAAAATTGAGTATCTACCCATCCATCTTTCAGTTGCTTTTCTAGCGAGTAAATAAGGTCTTGTATAACTTCCACTAGCTTGACCTTTAAATTCACCTGTTATTGTAACACTTGTATTTGGTGGTACGTATATATGAGATTGACAGGCTAACGCATGTTCTGATCTTAAATTAACAAGACCCCATATCTTGTCTTGGTTTTCTTGCCATATCAAGTTTGTTGCCTCTACAACAGCGGTTTTATTTTCTTCAAAATTCCAATCAAACCACTCACTTAACATACCAAAACCTGGGTTTCTAGTGTAATCAGCTCTACCGTCCCAACCGCTATTACCCATATAATCATTTGCATCCACAACGCCAAAAGTGTCTGTATAACCAGCGTATGTACCTGGTATGTGTTTATAATATTTGTTTTGAAAATATGAATCTCTAAATTCAACTGGTCCACCACCCATACCTATATAAGGTATATTTCTAAAACCATCAAAATGCATTCTTCTAAATTGTATTCCAGATGTTTGGTAATATATATAAAAAGGTCTTTGCTCGTGATTTAAGAAAATGTTATTATGTATTGAGTTTATGTTTCTCATGTGATGAAGCAGCCAAGCATAATCATCAGATCTTGTTGAGTAATTGTATGCGTATTCTGGGTTATCATACATCGCGCCGTTATCTACAGTAGCGTAAGCATTTCTTGTACCGTAGTTATTTACAAACTGTACGTTGTAATGAGACGACCATTGCCAATAAGCTCTTTGACCAGCATTAACTGAAATGCAATTTCTCCAAATAAAACCTATAGCATGCCTACTGTTCATTCCAGTGTAATTATTCTTATTATTTGAGTCATGCACTACACAATTTTGATAACCACTTTGATAATCTTCTCTTGAGTTTGTAGCATAACCAGTACCAATATCACTATTATAACCAGCAACCATACAAGCACCGCGGTAAAAATTATTATTAGTATTACCACCCATTCTGTACCAACGTATATCTTTTAAACCAATTTCTCTTGTACCAGCTCTATTACTATCAGTATCATATTCTACGTAGCAAAAAGCTCTAACATCTGTATCTACACCTTCTATTGTTATTGATCTATCTAATCTTTGTACTAAACTACCAACTTTTCTAACGTGTCCTAGAGCTGGACTAATTGTTAATGTGTTACCACTTTTATTAGTAACTTCGTATTCGCTATTATAATCCCAATTTGTATCAACATCATTATTAACATCAATATTTATGGTATGTCCAACACTTATATCTGTTGCATCGCTAACAGTTACTGTAGTATCACCAACAGCGCCAGCGCTAGTAAGCACATGCGCATTAACCCTAACTTTACAGTCGACCGCGTGCTTTTTATCTAAACCAGTTTCATATACCTCAGTACCACTTGATATAGTACCAGATATAGTAGAATTTAATGTTAATGTATTTGTTGTGTGATTTATTGCGGTTATAGTTCTTGTGTTTCTATTACTTCCTGTGCCGAATATAATTTTGTAGCCTACTCTGAATATTTTAGTGTGATCAACAACTAAGGAAGTACCGCTGGCAGAAGAAACTATTGCCTTAGGACCTACAAACTTTTTTACATATATTCTATTATTAGATGTATCAACATCATGAACCCAACAACCTTCATCTCCATGGTAATATCTATTAGTTCCTACTCCTTTGTATATTGCAACCCAATCTCCAATACCAAAACCAGTAGCGCTATCAACAGTTATATAATCATCATTTGTATTAGCAACAGCGCTTAACTCTGTGGTTGTTACACTATCATCACCTATAAACTTCCAAGATGAATAGCTTATGTTTTCTACCCATATACCATGTTGATCAGCATCAGTACCTTCAAATTCTAAATGTATGTTGTTACCTGTAGCAGATAATAAAGCACCAGAAGAACTACCACCTTCAGTAAAGTCTTGTGCGGAAACACCACCACTTTTAGAATAATCAGTAGAACCATTACCTTGTACAGTAATTCTACCGTTAATTCTAATTTTACCGTTAGTTGCAAAATGTAGATTACCTCTAACAAGTATATCACCAAAACCAGTACCAGCTCTTTGATCAGAGTTTACTGTTACTATATGTCCTTGTGAAATAGTAAATGTGTCTCCGTCAGCAGGAGTGGAACCTCCCCAAGTTGAAGAGCTTGTCCAGTTACCAGACTGACTACTCGTTAGGTTCGCCATCTATTAAAAATTGTTCTTGATATTGAGATACGTTTAACGCTATTTCAAAAGATAATGTGTCGCTATTATCAACAACCGTATTGTCATTGATAACAGCAACTATATTATCGTCTTTTGTGAGCGTTAAAGTAGCATCTGATTTATCATATTCTACTTTAATTATCATTTTATTTTATTTTAATTTAATTGTTATGCTATTTTAAAGCAAAGCACTCTATACGTTTTGTTATTAGCAGGTGCAGAAGCAAATTTAATTTTACATTGAGTAGTTGAATCTCTTTCAACCTCAGCAAACACTGTATCACCGTCGTGATCACCAGAACTATCAACAACTTGTACCATAACATCGTTTGTTGCAGCTGCAGTAAATCCATAAGTAATTGTGAACTCAACATCGTTACCATCACCAGTAATTGTATGAGCACTAGATCTAGCATCGATCTGAGTGTTAATATCTGATGTACTAACAGAAGATGCAATTGTAATTGCTCCATCTGCATTAGTTATAGTAATGTTAGAACCTTCTGTTAATGTTGCAACTTCAGGACCACTAGCACCACCAATTAATAATGATCCACTAGCAGTCATTGCTTTTGCCTGTAAAGTATCTGTACCACTATCTTGTGAAACAATAACTGATTTATCAGCAAACGCCGTAGCGTTAGTACCACCACGGTCAACACCTACAGTGCCAGAAGTTTTAGTACCAAATGCTAGTGTTGGTATTCTAGCAGCATCAAGTGTTCCTGAATTAATTTTAGAAGCAGCTAAGTTAGGAATTCTAGCTGTACCTAATGTTCCAGATGTAATTTTAGAAGCAGCAAGGTTTGGTATATCACTTGCAATTAAACCATAGTTTGTTGCATCAATTGTATCAGCATATAATGTTCCTACACCAACGTTTCCTTTAGTGTCCATTGATTCACCACCAAAAGCACCCCATCTTGAAGCACTCTCATCCCATATCCACTGTACGTTTGTACCTGTTCCTCTTTCAACTAGTATACCAGAGTCTTCACTAGGTGAGCCAGTTTCATTACTATTAAGAGTAATTATATTATCTTCAATTAATACAACTTCAGAGTTTTTAGTTGTTTGGTTACCAGATACAGTTAAATCACCATTTATAGTTACATTGCCACTAAATGTTTTAGCACCACTAAGTGTTTGAGTGCCTGACTTTGTAACAATACCAGCACCGTCTAATGTAGCAGCACCAGTACCACCTTGTGCAACTGCTATTGTACCAGCGTTTATTTTAGAAGCATTTAAGTTTGGTATTCTAGCGGCATCGAAAGTACCTGATGTTATTTTACTAGCTGCTAAACTAGGAATCCTTGCATCACCAAGAGTGCCAGAAGTTATCTTAGAAGCTGCTAAATCAGGTATTCGTGCTGTTCCTAAAGTACCACTAGTTATTTTACCTGCACCTAAATTTGGTATGTTAGCAGCATCAATTTGATCTGTAGCACTATAATCTGCAGTCCAGTCAATATGCTCATTAGCTACAAAGCCAGATAAGCTATCGTGAACAATATCACCAACGTGTTGAGTAACATTTGAAGATGCTATTCTTGCGTCAGCAAAAGTACCACTTGTGATTTTTGATGCACCTAAATTAGGTATTCTACCATCCGCAAACGTTCCTGCGGATATTTTACTTGCGTTTAAGCTAGGTATTCTACCATCCGCAAATGTGCCTGATGTAATATCACCTGCAGCATGCGTGTGTGATGCGTCAGCGTATTTACCGTCAAGATCTACTGTTGTAGTAGATGAATCGTTAAATGTTGCTGTTAAAACACCAGAAGTAGTGTTAAACGATAAACCTGTTATAAATTTATTATCGTCTGATGTATCTGTTGACACAGTAACCCAACCCGATCCAGTGTGAAACCTTAACGTTCCAGATGTCTCATGCAAGTATATTTGACCAGCAGCGGCTGTAGGCGTTGTATCAGTAACATGAACTTTTGCATTCTGTAGCTCATTGTCATTTAAATTAATATCGTGTAAATATTGTATTGCCATTTTATGTTAGTTTTAATTAGTTTGCGTATACTGTGCCGGAATTTAAACCCTTAAAATATACTCTTGATTGATTTTTAGTTATGTGTTTTATTGGTACTTCTACCACGTGTCCTGTACTTACTTTTACAGTTAAATTAGGAAATTTATTTAAATTGTGATTTACTACTAAATAATATTCGCTATTTTCAGAAACTAAATCATTTGTTACAAAGTCTTGCTGATAATCTTTATCTTGCGCACCAGCATAAGGTATTATATTAAAGTATACATTATTATATAAACCCTTGTTGTTTGAGTCATTATTACCGTTAACATAGTTCATTATAACTCTATATGTACTTGTAGACCCAACTTGCGTTACAGAAACAACTCTGTATACAGCAAAAACATTAGGATCTTGTATTTGGCTAATTATAACATCTTTACCAACAAAGGTATTTAAAACAGCAACAGTGTCTCTAGAGGTTTGACCATTTGGGAATTTGCTAACTAAAAAAGCTTGATTATCTCCAGTAGGAAATGCAAGCGATGTTAATCCACTATTCTCAACTTTTATCTCACCAGTAGCTGGACCAGTGTTGCTATATTTATATGGGACAGAACCAGCAATACCACTTGCGTTAGTATTACTTAAAAACTTAGCAATATCAGCTAGTGAAAAGTTTTTTGTAGATCCATCTGTATTAGAACCTAAAAGCTTATCACCACTTTCAATCGTTGTGTCTAATTGAAAATTACTAATTCTACCCATTATACTTATTTATTTTTAATTGATTGGAATTTTTCAGCTCCTCGAGAACCAAAATAAGCTACATAAACTGTAACTAAAAGTGTTTGTAAAAGAGAAACCCAACCTTCAGCTACATGAAAGTTAATTTCAAAACTGTCTAATAAAATAAGAGTAACCATAGATATTGTAAGAAATATTAAAGACATCGGACGTGTGTTTTTAGAAAGCCAAGAATCTGACTTCATATCACTATCCCAACGCTTAGAAACTTCTTGCATTTCTACCATGTCTTGCTCTAATAGTTTTAAAGCTTTTTCTTTGTCTTCTGGAGGTAAAACATCATCTTTTTGTATTAGATTTTTTACCATGCCTAGAACACCTGCGTCTGGTAAAATATCACCAGCCACACCTAATATACTAGGTGCAGCTTGTGACAAAAATTTACCAACTTTGGTTTCAGAAAATTTCTTTTTAGACATTTTTTACTTCTTTTTATAAGTAGCTACAGTTTCTTCTTTAGTCTCAACACCTTTTCTAGCGTTTCTAACTTTTTCTCTTCTGTTTCTTCTAGCTTCTCTACGATCTTGACGACCTTGTTTTCTAGCTTCTCGTCTTGCTTTTCTTTCTTTTATTCTTTTAACTCTCTCGTCTCCTTTTTTATTGATTTCATCTACCTTCTTCGTGTTCTTTTCTTTAATCAATTCTGACTTCGGCTTATCTTCAGAAGCGTTGTTTTCAGTTGTAACTTCTTTCTCTTTTACCTCAGTTTTCTCAACCTTAGCTTCTTCTTTAGTTTTACCTTTCATAGGTTTTTTAGGAGCATCCCATTTACCAGTTTCTTTCTTAGACTTGTTTTGTCTTTTAGCTTCAGCTGTGTACTCATCTAAACTTAAGTCTCCATAAGTTTTCATATCACGCTTTTTATAAGCTTCAGCGTAAGATGTTTTTTTCTTAGGTGTTGATGATTCTGTTGTTTTTGTATCTTTTGCGTCATTGTTTCCTTTTGGTATATACTGTTCAGGAATCATTTTAGCCACAGAAGGAGTTTCATTATGAAACTTGCTCATAAAGTTGTCCTTGTTAATTTTACATTTAAATGCCATGATTTTTGTTTTTGTTATTTGTTATTATTTTCTTTTTCCAAAGTCTTTAAAATTAGCCGGTAGACTTTTTCCCGGTTGCTTATACATGATACCGCCAAGTCCTAACGCACCAGCAGCACCTTTTAATACTTTTTTACCTGTAGGAGATGCAAGAGCTTTACCAGCCACACCAAGGAATCCAGCACCAAATTTAGTTGGTGAACCGTAATTTACAGGATTACCTTTTTCATCTAATGTAACAGCATCTTCAGTCCCAGCCTCGTTACCTTTAGTTACCCTAGTTTCACCTTCCTTATTAACACCCGTTGTACTTCCAATAGGTGTGTCGAACTTACTTGTAGCACCATCTTTAGTAAAATGTGCGTAAGCAGCTCTAACCTCTGGTGGCATGTTCTCACTATCCTTATTACCGCCTTTTCTTTCAAACTTTTTAATAAGTCTGTTCATTTGGCGTGTTTTCTTTTTATTATCTCTATGTTGTACTCTACGAGCTCTTTTTGCATTTCTGCTTTCCATCCAACCCATATTGTACTCTGCTTTTTCATCTGGATCTTTTTCCACTTTTTCTTCAGGTCTAACATTCATCTCTACAGATTTTTCTTCTTGAGGACTATGTTTCTTTGTATACTCTTGACCTTGTTCAGTTTCTAAAAACTTTGTCCAATCTTCATCAGACATATAACCACCAGATCCGTCGTAGTCATCTACCTCGCCTGGAGTAGTTGTAGTAATATCGTATACGTCTAAAGCATCTCCATCTACGTTTTTAAACTCACCTTCTCTTTTTACCCTTGTAGTGTTGGCTACTGCTGCAGCAGCTTCGTCCGCTGCGTTTTTAACTGGAGATGAGTATTCAACAACTGAATCAAACGGATCGTCTTTACCATCGCTAGCAAGATCTTCTCCATAAGAAGCACCATCTTCGTCCAATGTCTCATTATAACCTTGCATTAAAGCTTTAGAGTGATTAACAAACTTTTTACCTATACCTTTAGATTGCTCTACAAGAATACTGCTTATTTTAGCAGGCGATTCTCCTTGGCTTTCTTTTATTTTTTCGTATATTGATTTTCCCATAATTTTAAGCGTTTTCTGTTTTATCGTAGGCTTCTTTTTCCCATGGTAGGTTTTTAGCGCCTTCTTTAATATTTTTTCTATTTATTGTTTCACCCTTCCAAGTAACTGTTTCAGCATCATAATCTAAGTCGCCTCTAGCAAATTGATCTAAATGTACTTTTTCGTGCTCAATTATTTTTTTACCTTTCTTCGATGCTAAATCTACTGAAGGATCTACATAAATACTACCGTCTTTATTTGCTTCTGCTTTTACACCTTGTTCTAGCTTTTTCTTTATTATAGGTGCATCGTCAAAAGCGGATCTGTCGTAATTAAACAACTCACCTCTTTTCGGTTTCATTTTATATCCTGTGTTTTTTGGAAATTTAGGCATTATCTATCTTTGTCTTTAATCATATCATCTATAGCTTTGTTATAAACTTTATCTGTGTATGATTTGTTTTTAAAAAATTTACTTCTTTCGGATGTGGGAAGGTCCTCTTCGCCTAATAAGATTCTGTATATACGAGAGATTAATTGACTGCATTTGAATGAAGTCTTATATATACTATATTTAATTGTTGTTCTGTTTCTATGACGCCATACATCTATCCAACCATCTCTTCTTAGTCTTTCCCATCGGTTTTTATCCCATGAGTATGTATATACACCATCTATAAAATCATTACGTGTAAATCGCGATTTGCAATCTAAATAGACTAAAAGTTCTAAATCAGCATCTTTTAACCCATAAGTTTTACAAGCCCATCGTCTGACAAGCCTGTAATACTTAAATAAATTCATTTCACGTAAATCTTGAGCGCTTACTCTCATTCTACTAAAACTATATCTTTAGCTGTTATAACTGTATAAAGCTTTTCTTTCCAATTAATGTTATGACCAGCATGTCTATCATAATGTATAACATCACCATCAATTACACCTTCTACAAGATTACCAGTTGATATAATTTTAGCTTTTAAGTACCTATTGTCTTCATCTATCTTGTCAGATATTATAAGACCAGCTACTTTTTTAGGCTCTTGTTTTATTTTTTCTACTACTAGATAATAATTAATTGCTCGCATTGGTTATTCTTATATTAGAAATTACACAATCTGCAGAAATTATTGTTGAAACTACGCTAACTGCATTCTTTAGCGCGGTTTTTGTAACTAAAACTGGGTCGATTATACCATGTTTAATCATATCAACCTCTTTTCCAGTAGTAACATCAATACCGTAACCGTCTTTAGACGGAATTTTTATATTTTCTATTCCAGCGTTCTCTAAAATTGTTCTAAATGGTGAAACTATAGCTTCTGATAGTATTTTTTCACCAACATTTTCTTCTTTTGTATTTAAAGCTGCGTTTAACAGTGCAATACCGCCGCCGGGAACGATTCCTTCTTGTAAAGCCGCTTTTGTAGCGTAAATTGCATCCTCAACTCTATCTTTTTTCTCTTTTAATTCAACTTTTGAGGTTGCTCCTACCTTTACTATACCTACAACACCGTTTAACATAGCTAATCTTTGCTGTAATCTACGTGTTATATAAGGATCTTTAGAATCTTTTATCTTTTTTCTTATTTCTTTTAGTCTATCTTGTAGATTTTCTCCTGTAGAGCCAGTTGTTAGGACTGTAGTTCTGTTATCAGTTACAGATTTGACTACTTCACCCAAACAATCTGGCCGGATCAGATCAAGATCATCTCCAAGCTCTTCATTCATAATAGTTGCACCGGTTAATAATGCTAAATCTTGCACCGTATCTTCCTTTGTAGGGCCAAAACCTGGCGGATCTATTATGTTTACCTTGATATTACCCTTTACTTTGTTCATTAATAGCGCTGATTTTACTTGTTCTTCAACACCAGCAACAATTAATAGAGATCTGTTCTTCTTTATAACATGCTCTAGTATAGGTTGTATCTTTCTTAAGTTAGCAATTGGTGACGTTACGATCAAAACGTATGGATTTTCCAGTATTGCTACTTGTCTATCTTTATCTGTTACAAAATGAGATGATGTCATACCACATTCTAACTGTACTCCTTGCACAATATCAGCATATGTTACCTCATTTTCACTTTCTTCCATTAAAACTACACCATCTTCACCTACCTTTTCGTAAGCTGACGCAATAATGCCACCAAGTTCCTGATCATTATTACATGAAATCGTTGCCACATTGGTAAGCTGAGAGCCAGATATTGTTTTGGCGTGTTCTGAAAGGTATTTATTAATCTTTTCAAGACCGGTTGTGATTCCTGCCTTGACTTCTCTAATAGGTTCATCTTTGTATTTTTCGTTATTTACTGTTTTTAGTAGTGATTCAGCAAGGACAGTAGCCGTAGTGGTACCGTCACCTGCTTCTTTCACTGTATTTCTAGCCGCTTCTTTTATAAGTGTAGCACCTATATTCTCAACCGGGTCATATAAGACAACAGATTCTGCTACTGTTACTCCGTCTTTTGTTATAACCGGTTTTCCTCTAGCGTCTTCGTAAATAACACATTTACCAGATGCACCTAATGTAGATCTAACTGCTTTAGCTAGCTTATCTACACCTGTAATTATCTTACTTTTCGCGTCATTGCCAAAATTTAAGTCTTTGACAATATCGCTCGGATGATTGAATTCCATTATATTTGATTGAATTTAATTAAACTTTGATTATTTGAATGTTTTAACTACTTTAGGTCCTTTTAAGAAGTCTACTTTTTTAAGATAATGTTCGATGCTACCATCAATTGCAGCTTCGGCACCCTCTATAGTTTCTCTTCTTGTTACATCATGCCACTTTTCGCAACATGAATCTTCTTCAGGATTACACGGGCAATTAATGTCCTTGTACTCTGTCTGATAGAAACCGTTAGGTAGTTGTACAATCCTCCAGTTTTTCTTTTCTGCGAGGTGTTTCCAAAGGTTTATTGTTTCTTCGGATATTTGTGGTTGACTATTCCACGTATTAGTCTTGTAATAAAAATACGTCATTATATTGGTATTTAGGTTAAATATACGATGCTTTGGTTTCGCGGATCGTACTTACGCGTTCTTGGTTCCAACTTCACCTCTTGTGTGAGTTGCTCTATTAAAAGCGATTGTTGTTCTCACTATTGTTCCACTAGATGTGTGGTGTAAATCAGTTGTACTGTTCTGTCCGTATGCTTGGTTTTCTTTCTTACGTTTTTTACGTTTAGTAGTTTTAGCAGCGAGCAGATCACGTTTTCTCTTAGCGAGTAACGCTCTTCTTGATAATCCTTGTGAGTTGTTGTTATAATTAATCGCCATACACATATAATTACATAGTAAAAAGTAAATTTAAGTAAAGTGTGACACAAGCCTATTACTAAGTATATACTTATAGGCTATTGTCATAAAAAAACACGTTAGATATATAGAGGTACAGTGTTGCTCCTCCCCTCCCACCACATAGCCCATTATCCAAAGTCATATATATATTGACTAGCCCCGCCTGTTTATCTGCATATTGCATATTGTTTTGGTGTTTACTCTGCTCAGCATACACACAACTAACCGTTATGTATAGCATTACTATATACAGTTCACAACAATATTATCTACGTTTCGCCATGCTACATACAGTTATAAATAATGTATAGCATTTACCACCTAAATACGAATGGCGTTAGATAATATATATATACTAAATAAAACGATATGACTTACGAATTTACATTTAACTTCCGCGACGACGACCCATTATATCTCACTCACGAGACTAATATAATCGACAACGAATTACTTCAATTCCTAATTGACATTGATATTAATTTCTCAAACATTACTCATTTCACTGTTGAAAAATTATAATAAATATTTAGAAATTGTGAGAGTGTGCGCAATACTACACACTAAAAAATATAATATAAACAAATTATCTACTTTTACAACATAAATACGAAACACATTAGATAATAATAATATAAGAAATAATAATAATAATAATAACTAAAATCAATTTACTATGAGCAATTTAATTTCAAAAAGATTTGTAATAAGAAAATCACTAATTGGCAAAAATCAAAACATTACTGTTAACTTCAAAAATGGCAAAACTGTCACTTACAATCACGATAAAGTGTATGAAGTTATGAAAGAAAAACTTGAAACTATGCCATGTTTTATCAAATACAAATCTTATACTGCTTCAAATAACATTCCTGTAATTGCACGCGAAGTAGTACAAGCGTAGTCAAAAATACCTCAGCTGAAGTGCTGATTAGGCTGAGGTGGCTAAAGTCGTAGTTGCGCGTTGTTTAGCGACTTATAAAAAATGCGAACAAGCAAATGTCACAATGGTTAATAGTGGTTCGATTCCACTCGTGACAACTAATATCTAAATTTATAACTATGAAAAGAAAGTTTCAACACTTTGCAATCAATGCAATACTAATTTCGCTAGCAACTTTAGCACTATCAGGAATACTAATGATTTCTTATCACTTAGCATTTAATAATCCAACTATAACATTTGGCGGATGGTAAACAAGAACAAAAATAAAATAACTGATATAGTAATTAACTTTATATTTCTAATGTTTATATTCTATATCTTTTATATAACACTATGGATATTTTGTCCGTGTTAGAATTACAATATAAATACGAATTAATATAGATAATATATATATGTTATACAATCAAACTCAATTAATAATCATTTCTAAACAACTATTTAATAAGTCTCCATTTTTATTAACTAAAAATCAAAGACAACAAGTGTTAGAAATATACAATAAAACTAATTAACTATGGCTAAATACTTCGACGACTTATCACTAAAAGATATGATTAAACATCACGACTTCACTTATATGATGGCAGATGACCACAGATATTGGAAAGGTGGGTTAAGACAAATGGAATTAATTAACGAAAAAGTTAAAGCTCAAGGCGGTTGGACTAAAGAACTAGTAGACCACTGGAATAAGTATGCACCAGGTGATGAGAACTCACCATTTAAAAGAGAATATTATGAGCAAGACTAAAGAATTTGATAGACTAGCAGACAAAGCTAGCAAAGAAGCAATAAAAGAAATATATAAAATATGCGATTGGACACTCAGTGGTGAGATTGACGAGTTACTTAGCTCTACACCCTTAGAATATAACGAAGCTCATAGTTATCTCATGTCACTCACTGCTGAGAAGATCGCTAATCACTTACTTAAAAATCATTAATATGAACTGGAAACAAGAACAAGAGGCATTAGAAAATGCTTACGCAAGAAGATTACTAGTAGAATATGGAATCAAAGAAGTAACTACACAAAGACAAGCGAAAAATGGTACAAGAGAATTTGAATTTCCAGTGCCTGCTAGATACGCTTACTATAACGGTAAACTTAAACCATCATCATACAAGCTAAGATTAGCAGTATATAAGAGTGGTTATGTAAGAAACTGTAATAGTTGCTCATCAAACTATCAGCTTAATAAACAATATAAGCAAAATGTTAGGTGGACTTATTTAACTGAAAATGGTTTAGTTACTAAACACTATACACAAACAGCAAGAGCATTAATATACTCTGGCCTTGCTCGTTTAAATTATATGTTAGAGTATTATATTAAAAACTATGCATAATGAGCGAATTATTAACGGACGAAATTTTAAAGGAAAAATTAGAAGAAGATGGCATCATGGAAGAGCCAGATGCGACTTGGCTTCTAGAATATATCAACACAGAATATGGTGGTAAGTTAGATAACACTAGTGACTGGAATGATAGTAGACACATGTTAAAAATATATAGCGAGTCAACAGCTGATAGTTATGATATATATTGGTGTACTCACGACGAGAAACCTTATGTTTCACAAGATGGTTATCAATATGAAGATTATCCAGAGTGGTCAGAACAAGCGATAAACGAATTAGTATCTGGTTCTGATGTGTGGGTAGAACCTCACTTATGGGACGATATGGAATATGACTTCAACCACGAATTAGAACAGTGGTGGACAGATGTATACGAAGAAAAAGAGTCAGAAAAGAAAGACGAGTTATTAGATTCAGGTGAATATTTTGTAGAAGAAGATGAAGATGAAGAATAGTTTTACAATATAAATACGAATACAATCAGATAATATAAATGAATTTAAAATAATAATATAAACTTTACAATTATGACAGACACTATCAAAACTATCAAATACTCTAAAAAAGACCCTAAACAATTACTACTCAACAATCAAAAGTGGATTGCTTACGATATATGTAGTATACCTAACAACTTCGGCTTTATATATAATGCTGACACTGACAAAGAAGGTATAAGCGAGTGGTTCAATCACAAAGGTTTAACCTGGGTAAGAGGATAATGAAGTGTAAATGTAATAATATAATACCTCCGCAGCGGTTAGCACTCGGTTACAAAGAATGTGTTAACTGTAGCAGTACGGAAGCTTATGGCTGTGTGGCAATCACATACCACAAAACCGGCAATACTATTCAGATAATGCCAAAGGCCCAAGCAGCTAGAATACGTAAGCTAACCGCTCGTAGAGGTTACGGTACTTGTTTAAGATAATAATATAATAATTATGAGTGATTCAAAAAAAGCATATGCAGAAATGCAAGAAGAAAAAGAATATACAGTAGCTAAGTATGTATTTGTACTAGACTTTACAGTTGGTAAGGTATATAGATATGACATTAGCGCTTTATGTAACAAAGAAAATAAGTGGAATCCAGACTGTGAATCTTGCGAAGCGTTTCTATACGGAGCAGGACACAAGTTACAAGACTGTGAATGGATGGTGACATCTAGAAGCGGTATAGAGTTTGGAAACTAAGTGGCGGCATACTGGTCACGTTAGCGGTAATTCCTACTATGGTTCGCAAAACAGAAATTGTAGATAAATGACAATACTAGTTAACTACCAGTCTACAACTGCTACTTTATGGGCGTGATGAGGTATTGACCGGAAATCGGTAACAGTAAACTAAACTTACACTCAAAGCAACGGTGTTAATCTTGCTGCAAGAGTTGCTAATTGAGGCAGCCTCAGTTTAGTTGAATCCAACCGCAACCCGGTAACGCAGGTTCGAATCCTGCCACGTCCACTAATTTATTACTTTAACAGTAAATCGACGCCTTGGCTTCCTTGAGGTATCAGTTGTACAAAGCCAGTCGTAGTGACAAGTAGTAATTATGGTAGAACATGCTACGGTACTAAAGTGTGGGTTCGAATCCCACCATGTTCTCTAACAGGGTAAAACAAGAAGGACGGTTAACACCTCAGAAAGCTTGGACACTGTGCATGGTGTCACCCTTGATATTACAATATAAATACGAATCAAGTTAGATAATATAATTAAATAAATACAATATGAAAAACTTATACGAACTACTAAGACCAAACATTCAAACAACTCTTGAGATTAATGCTTTGAAGTATGACTCAGCAAAGAGATTATCTTACAAGCTTATGGCTAGTAACATATGGTCAGAGCTAACAGTGTCAGACGTTAGTGATCTATGCTCTTATTCTGACTTATATACATACCAACTTACTGCACATGATGTTATGTACGGTGATAAATTCCTAAATAAAGATGAATAAAGATAAAAACAAATTACCAAAATGGTTTAATGGAGCTGTATATACTGAAGGTGATACAGTAACAAATCCGTTCAGCGGAGAAGAATATAAATTAACAGCAGCACAACTAGCAATGTATGACTTTATAATGGGTGCACAAATGACTTTTGAAATGGGTAATACTGATGAGAAGATAATTAAAGACTTCTACAAAGGTTTAGACTGGTTCAGAAGTACGGACTCAGCAGGTTATATGGTATTGCTAGATTAATGCTATACACATTGCGCGGTGGAGCAGTTGGTCAGCTCGCGAGCCTCATAAGCTCGAGGTCGAAGGTTCGAATCCTTCCTGCGCATCTAAAAAAATGATTATGACTACGATAGAATTTAATAAATTAACTAACGAGTTAGATATACTAGCTCAATCTACTATGAACCACAAGGGTCCAGAGTATACTAATGGAAGTGACGACGTGTTGGCTAACTTCAAGGCTACTGCAGCTAAAGCTGGTGTAGATCCTTTAACTGTATGGCTTATATTCTTTGATAAGCAATGTAGTTCTGTTGCTGCTCACGTAAAAAATCCTGATTTAACTGAAGCAGAACCAATAGAATCTAGGTTTGCTGACATTATTAACTATGCAAAGCTTGGCTATGCGTTATTTAAAGAACAATAATATGAGAAGAAAAATGACTAGTTACGAGGCTGTTGGCATAGCTGAAGGTTTCGTAGAAGCAAATGACAGCGACGAAGTTTTAGCTGCATGGCAATATATATACGACCACGAACTTTATAACGGTCTGCAAGGTTGGTTCGGGCGTACATTAAAAGATTTAATCGAAGCAGGCTACATAGAAACCAAATAATATGGCTACAAGAAATTTAACTATGGTCGTAGATAGACGACACGCTGAAGAATCAGAGCTTGGTTTTGCAGAAAACCCTAGTTTTTTCAGTGACAAAAGCTATGTAAATATGTACTTACATCATGACGGTTATCCTGAGTGGCAAGGTATACAGATCGCTAATTGGTTACACGCTAACCCAACTAGTGACGGTAGCCGTTTAGCTGCTAAGTTAGTTCATGATATGTACTATGACAGTTGCTACTTATATGCGGATCACGCTAATATTGACCATCAATATACTTATATTATATTTACAGGTAAACAAGACAGATGGGTTAGTTGCTATGATAATTATAGTAGTAAAAACGTGTTTGTACTTAAACCTGAGAAGATTATATCTAAATACATGAAAGATATGGATTATACTGACTTTGCTAATGGCGAAACTAGATATATAGCTAATTATAACAGAGTTAGAAGTCACGCACAGAAAATTGTTGACATTCTTACAAATACAATATAAATACGAACGAAGTTGGATAATATAAACATGACAGATGATGAATTAAACATAATAGTTGATAGAGTATTAGATAAATTAATAGAAAAATCAGCTAGTCCTAATTGGCATCAATATAATACACCGATGACAGTTGGTGAGTTACTAAAAGGACAATTGCCTTTTAAAGAAACAGAAGAAGAGTTCTTAGTTGGCGAAATGGCTAGACTAACTACACTTATGCACATGTACGAAACAAATGAAGAATACATGAAGGCAGCAATAATAAAGAAAAAATTAGACGAAGTAAATAACAAATTAGATAACCTATGACATTAAAACCTATGCTTGCACACAAGTACGATGACGACAGAGTTGACTGGTCTTTACCTGTGTACATACAACCGAAACTAGATGGCGTCCGCTGTCTACTTACCAAAGATGGTGCGTTCTCTCGTACCGGTAAACAATTTAAAAATCTAGCTCACATTGAGTTAGCACTTATACCGTTCTTCAAGCAACAACCAGATATTGTTCTTGATGGCGAATTATATAATCATGAACTTAAACATGATTTCGAAAAGATTATATCATTAGTTCGTAAGCAAAAGCCTACCGCAGATGATAGACTAGATGCTAGAAAACTTGTACAGTTTCATTGCTACGATTATTTCGACGGTGTCAGATACGACAGCTATAAATCTCGTATGCAAAATCTTTATAACAGCGATATAGATATATACGGTGATTACGTAAAGAATGTACCTGCACAATTAGTTGACAGCTATAATTATGCTAGAACTATTCATACCACGTTCTTAAGTGAGGGTTACGAAGGTTCTATTATTAGATTAGATGGTCTATACAAACACGGTAGATCTTACGACCTGATGAAATTCAAAGACTTCAGCGATACTGAAGCAACTATCATAGGTTATGAATTAGGTAAAGGCAAAAGGACAGGCACACTTGGCAAGTTCATTATGCTAGATGACGAAGGTGTACAGTTCGGTTGTCCGCCGGGCAAAGGTTACAACTACAAGGATTTAGAAGAGATGTTGACAAACGTCGCTGATTACATTGGCAAGCGTGCAACCTTTACCTATTTTCAACGAACACAAGCAGGTTCTTATAGACACCCGCTATTTAAAACTATACGAGATTATGAATAAACTAGATTTAGTAGATAAGTTCTGTATAATAGCTTTGTTCTATTTTGCAGGAGTATTTACAGCAATGTATTATTGCTACAAGCAACCTCTTGATGAGCACTTGCTGATATATAATAGATATATTAACTGGCCAGAAACAAACTGTTACAGTCAAACAGACGTAGAACTAATTGTATTTGGCGAAATAATACCAACCAATGAGTAAGTTAATTTGGCAATTATATAATGACAATATGATTAGCGAGGAAGTTGCTAACATATTATTAGATAAACATTACAATAGATTAAATAATAAAAGATACAAATGAGTGTAACAACAGAAGCAATATTAGTATTAACAGTATTTGCGATAATTTGCTTTGCAATTATGTATTATATACCAAACGAAGAAGAATGAATATATTTTATTTAGATAAAGATCCTGTTAAAGCTGCTCAAGTACAATACAATAAGCATGTAGTTAAGATGATCTTAGAATCAGCTCAAATGCTTTGTACGGCTCATCATCATTATGCTGAGTTGTTAGGTTACGATGCAGAGTATATACCGTATAAGAAAGCTCATTATAATCACCCATCAACAATATGGTGTAGACAAAACAGTAGACAATATTACTGGTTGTTTCATCATATGTTAGCACTAGGTGATGAGTATACTAAACGATATAACAAGAAGCATTTAAGTATAACTAAATGTTTTGATGCACTTAAAAATTGTCCAGTTGGTATTCCTTTAGGTGGTGAGTTCAATGAACCTCCTCAAGCTATGCCTGACGAGTACAAACACAAAAGTGCTATACACGCGTACTGGCAGTATTATATACACGATAAGAAAAGCATTGCGCACAGTAGCGAGACAATATATACAGAAATACCTAATAATATAGCCGTATAAATATGACAGATAAATTAAGAAAGAGAATTATTAAAAATAATAAAATTATTTTTTTAACATTAAAACCAAAAGGGACTGTGACAACAGCCCTTAAGATATAGATAGTAATAGGCTTATGTCACAAGACAGAAATTTAAAATGGTTAAATGATAGACGCATCGTCTACAGGAGAGATCCTACGACTGATGTACCTACTATTGAAACCAAGCAATATAAATACTACGAAAATGGTACGTATCAATGTTATCACTTGTTTAATAGCAAGGCTAAAATAACTACATACAAATCATTAAAGTGGCACATGCTTGTATTATATTATTTAAATATAGATGGTGTAGATGGTGATGAAATATCATTAGAAGATGATATGAGGTATGTATTTAAATTTATAGCTAATAAAGAAAATGGTTTCGTTACTTTTTTTATTAAACAGAATTTATTATATTCTATGATAGAAGATGTATTTAACCAAGGTGGTGATCCACCAGCAAACAAGCTACGTAAAGTAGTATTTAAACCTCACTCTGGTTTAGACCTTAGTGGTAAATTAAAAATTGTAGGACAATTAATAGGTAGAAACAAGCTAGATAAAGAAACGATATATCAGTGCATGGTAGATATAAACCACAATGGCAAAAAAATAACTATTCGTTGGATGGCTGAACTATTAGGTGTTTCACAAAGAACAATACACAGACACATGTGTGATACTTTAAAACGAGAAAAAAAATTGATGAATGAAGAAATATAATATTCAAGGCTACATTAGAGATAAGAATGACCTTGAAGAAACCTTAGAAAGGTTACCGGATTACGGTACAGATTATCATTTGTACACAAGAGATGAATTGATAACTAAATTTCTACCTTTAGTAGAAAACTTAGCTAGAAAATTCTCTACAAGTCAACAAGCTTCTGGAGTGTTAGACATAAGAGATCTTATACAAGATGGAAGAATTGGCTTGACAAAAGCTGTGGATAGAATTGATTGGGAAAGAATGAATGAGTCTGAAGATAAAGAGCAGACAATGAAAAGCTTTTTATCTAAAAGAATTAGAGGCGCGATAAGAAGATCAATAGATATTCATAGAGGTGACATACGTATACCTGAGCATAAGCTAAACGAAATACGTAAAAACTTTGGCAAGGATAAGAAAATGGTAGCAATGTTTTTCAACTCAATATTCTTAAGCATTGATGACAAACCAAACAATGATGAGAATATGATATATCAAATACCAGACAAATCCGAGCCATACAACATGAACTTACTTAATATGTATTTAACTAGTTTGTTAAAGAAACATCTAGATGATAGAGAATACAATGTGTTAAGATTAAGTTATGGATTAGACTGTGAGAAACACTCAGCAAAAGAGATAGCATCAATATTAAATATTGAAGGTAGTAGTTCTTATGTAAGAGTCTCACAACTAAAAAAGCAAGCGGTAAACAAATTAATAGAAAACGTAGACCACTCGCAAGTGCTTGATTACCTGTAAGTTAGGTGTTAAGTTAATTTAATTTTACAATTCTATATGTAATTATATATATAGACCAAAAACCTTTTAATATGAAAGAATTAAACCAAAAGTTAGCAGTAGTTCAGACTAAGCTAAAAACCAAGAAGACAAGCTATAACAGCTTTGGAAAATACTATTTCCGTAAAGCTGAAGATATTCTTGAAGCTGTCAAACCATTTCTAATAGAACATGGCGTCACTGTGACTATAAACGAAGAGTTAATATCTAATGACCCTGTTCCAACTTTACAATCAACAGCATCATTTTCAGATGGCGACAATGCTATACACGCAACAGCTATAGTAGGTGTAGACCTTGATCAGAAAGGTATGCAGACTGCTCAGCAGTTCGGTGCTGCGTCTTCATATGGAAAGAAATATGCACTAGGCAATTTGTTTTTGATAGATGATTCAGCTGATGCTGATAGCACTAATAATCATAAATCTAAAGCTGTGTCTAAAATTAAAGAAGCAGCAAAGCCAGCTATAACAAAAGATCAAATGGCTAAAGCTGTTGAGTATATAGCAGCAGGTGGTAAAATTGATGCTATAGAAACTAAATATAAATTGACAGATGAACAAAGAAAAAATCTTACAAAGACTCTGTAACGACGAAGACTATTACGGTAAATTTGGTAACAAGTTTTTATCCAACTCACACGTTGGTAAGTTACTAAAAGATCCATTAAATGCTTTCGAACCTAGTAAGCCATCACCGGCGTTTTTAGTTGGAGGTTATTTTCATACTTGTATTTTAGAGCCAAACAAGCTAGATAAATACAAAGTTGTAAAATCATCAACTAGAAATACCAAAGCTTACAAGGATGTTTCAGGAGGAGAACTATGTCTATTGCAACATGAAGTAGATTCTATAGAATTAATGAGAGAAAAAGTTATGGACAATGATATATGTAGAGACCTTATTAAACTAGGTAATGTCGAGTACGAAAAACCTATGGTTACAGAATTATTTGGTAATCAGTGGAAAGGTAAAGCAGATATTGTTAACCATGATGAAAAGTTAATTATTGACTTAAAAACTACTAGTGATATTGATAAGTTTCAGTGGTCAGCTAGTAAGTTTAATTACGATAGTCAAGCTTATATCTATAGTAAACTATTTGGCTATGAATTTTTATTTATAGTTATAGACAAGAACACAAACCAAATAGGTATGTTCGACTGTTCTCCACAGTTTTATGAAAGAGGAGAAGAAAAGGTGCGTAAAGCAAGCGAAGCTTATGACTTGTTTTATAAGACCAAGGGTTTTGACCCTAAACAGTATTTCATAAGTAAAACACTTTAATTTAATATTATGGCAAGAAAAAGAAAAATTCAAACTAAAATTTGTAGCGTAACAGGATTAGAAACTAATGTAAACAATTTTTATGCAAATCAAAATCACGTAAAAGCTGTTGATAACATGAGAAGAAATACTAATGCTACTAAAGAACAAATAGCAAGAATGTTTAACCAAATAAATCAATACGCATAATATGGCAAGTATAATTAAAACTAGTATTAACCTTAATAATATACCTAAAGATAAAATCTTTGTAGGTAAGAAAGGTAAATACCTACCTATTACAATTACTTTGAACGATGATTTAGATCAGTTCGGTAATCAAGGTCCAGTTGTAGTAGAGCAATCCAAAGAAGAAAGGGATGCTAAAGTAGAGAAAACTTATTTAGGAAATGTAAAAGTAGTATGGACTAACGGTACAAACGTAGATGTAGCTCCACGAGATGAAGCTCAAGCTGCTCCAGCTATGCCACAAGCACAAGCTGCACCAGTAGTAGAAGACGATTTACCATTTTAATAATTAATTAATGACAGTAGAAAATAGAGAGATTAATGGATTCTTGATTGATAATTTCAATCAGCACAACTTAGAAACAGGGAAAAAGCAGGGTATATGTCCTCTTTGCTCGCACACTAGGAAACCTAAGAATCAAAAGCTTAAATGTGCTTCTTATGATTGGGAACGTGGTCTCGGAACATGTCATAACTGTAACACCTCATTTCAATTACATACCTATCAAAGAAAAGGTAGCTCTGAAAAGATATATGTTAAACCTGTTGATAAGCAGGAGGATTACAATATAACTGGTGATCCAGAGCAGAAAGTTTTGAAATGGTTTAAAAATAGAGGAATATCAGCTCAGACTCTTATTGACTTACAAGTCGGTGAGGGTACTGAGTGGATGCCTCAAACGCAGAAAGAAGAAAACACGATTAAGTTTAATTATATGATGGGTGGAGAGCTTATCAATATTAAATATCGTGACGGTAGGAAAAACTTTAAACTGTATAAAGGTGCTGAAAAGATATTTTATAATATCGATAGTATAGTTGGATATGATTCATGTATAATTGTTGAAGGTGAAATGGATGTGTTGGCATTACACGAAGCTGGTATACCTAATAGTATATCAGTTCCTAATGGTGCTACACTTAATAGTAACAACCTAGATTACTTAGACAATTGTATAGACTATTTTGAAGATAAGGAGAGAGTTATTTTAGCAGTTGACAATGATGAAGCAGGTAATGCTTTAAAACAAGAGTTAATACGTAGGCTTGGCGCTGAAGTATGTTTTCTTGTAGATTTTGCTGACTGCAAAGACGCAAACGAATACTTAACCAAACACGGCAAAGACGCTTTACAAAGTGCTATACACGCATGTAAACCTGTCCCGTTAGAAGGTGTAAGTACACTATATGACATAGAAGATGAACTTAAAGACTTTGTTAAAAACGGTTTTAAACCTGGGTATCAAGTCGGGCTCGAAAACTTCGACAAGATATTTAGTACATACACGAGTCAGTTTATTACTGTTACTGGCATACCTAGTAGCGGTAAGTCTGACTTTGTTGACCAAATGGTTGTAGGTTATAATCAAAACTATGGCTGGAAAACAGCTTTTGCTAGTCCTGAGAACCAACCTACATATTTACATGCTCACAAGCTGATGAGGAAGGTTTGGCAGGATATGCCTAGACCTTCTGACATTGGTGGTGAGTCTTGGAATCGTGTAGCAGATCATGTAAACGACAATTTCTTTTTTATTGATATGGACAGATATACTTTAGATGCTGTGCTTAAAAAAGGCGCTGAGTTAGTCAAAAGAAAAGGTATTAAATGTTTAGTTATAGATCCATTTAATAAAATAAGAGATGTAAACGCGGGTACAGATGATGTAAACCGTTATACAATGGAGTATTTAACAAAGATAGAAACGTTTTGTAAAAAGTATGATGTGTTAACTTTTATAGTTGCTCACCCGACTAAAATGTACAGAGATAAAGACGGTCAAATAGAAGAACCAACAATGTACAGTATTAAAGGTGGTGGTGAATGGTACGATGCTAGTTATCACGGTATATTAGTACATAGAGATTACGAGGCTAAAACAGTTAAAGCTAAAGTATTAAAAGTTAAGTTTCAAAACCTTGGCGAGAACCAAGCTGAAGCTCATTTTAAATGGGAGCCAAAGTCAGGTTGTTTTATACCTCAAATAATAGATACAATAGTAGAAGATGCCTTACCCTGGGAAAGCTAAAAAATACATGGGCGAATGTCCTTGGGCTACAGATCCTGAATGTGCAAAAGCACACTTATGGTGTTTTAAAAACAATATATTTATAACGCCGGTAGAAACAGGATATAGAAACAGGATGTGGAATCTTGAAATACAACTAGGAAAGAAAACATTTAAAAGTCCTGAAGCTTATGGACCTACAGATGTTTGGGAGAAAATGTACGAATTTTATAAATACTATTATAATAAATATGAGAAAAAGATTTGAAAACGCGAATCAAGCTTATGAAGCACTGTTAGACGAAATACTTATGGAAGGTATTCCGTTTGACGATACTAAAGCTTTATTCAATGTGGGTTTATATATAGACAACCCACTCGATAACCATATAACAAACAAGGAGCGTAACTGGAAGTTAGAATACGCTGAAGCTGAATGGCAGTGGTATTTATCTGGTGATCCTAGTATTAAAAAGCTAGGTGATATATACGGTAAAATACCTCCTATATGGGAAAAGATGGCAGATGAAAATGGTCACGTAAGAAGTAATTATGGTTGGCAATGGCAACGTAATCATCAAATAGATTATGTAGTTAACAAGCTAAAGTCAAACCCTAACACTAGACACGCTGCAATAAGTATATACGATTGTAAAGAACATGGTACATATGAGTCTGATACTCCTTGTACTTACGCAGTACAGTTTACAATAATTAGTAACAGATTAAATATGTCTGTCTATATGCGTTCTAATGACGTCTGGTACGGTTTCTGCAACGATCAGTATCAGTTTTCATCATTACAAAAAATGATTGCAGACAGACTGTCTATTGACGTCGGTTGGTATTATCATCATGCACATAACATGCATTTATATAACAATAAGATATGACATATTATATTTATCACATACCAGGTAAAAAAATCGGAGTTACCTGTGATCTTAATAACCGGGTCACAGTTCAACAAGGTTACAATGCCGATGAGTATGAGGTGTTGGAAAGCTCTGATGATATAGATTATATATCAGATAAAGAGACAACATTACAGAGAGAGTATGGTTACAGAGTAGATATGGTACCATACAAAAAACTAAAAAGAAAAAGAAAGATGAACATAAACGTAACTGAACAAACCACAACATTCCCTGTACCAGTTAACAAACTGAAAGGAAGACTGATGGATAATATAGGTATGAGCTGGAATACCGAGCATGGAGAGCTAAATATAACACCAGCAACAATAACTTGGATCATGAACAACGTAAAAGAATCTATGTATAACAAACAAAGATGTTATGTATATAACAAAGCGTTTGCTAGGTTTTACGATAACAATGATGTATACCCAAGAACAGGAGCTTTATCAATGGGCTTAAGAACAACTTCTAAAAAACCTTTAAAAATGTTTTCAAACATAAGAGACTGGGCAGAGCAACGAGGTCTTTATGCAAAAGGTAATACAATCACACAATATGTAAAGCTTCAGGAAGAAGCTGGTGAATTAGCCAAGGCATTATTAAATAATGACCATGACGAAATAAACGACGCTATTGGTGATATGGTTGTAGTATTAACAAACTTAGCACATTTGCACGGCACAGATATAGAGACGTGTATAGCACAAGCATACAACGTAATATCAAAACGTACAGGCAAAATGGTTAACGGGACATTTGTAAAAGATGAAGATTAAAACAAATGATAAGGTAGTACAATCTGTACTAAGGAAGATGGACGAACGTAGCTTAATTGGCCAAGCCAAATATGGAGCTATGATGCATGAGGAAATAGAAGGTGGAGATAAAGATCTTATGGCTTTTTTAACTGATGTGCAAGAAGAGATCATGGATGCGTTATTATACATTGAAGCTGCTAAAAGATGTTTGAATGATGAGGTTGAAGAATCCATGTTAAAAAGAATGCAATACGATGAAGAAGAATTATAGAAGAAAAAAGAAAGGTCCTGTTAGAAGTAAAAAGATTGCTTTTGACGGGATAACTTTCGCTTCTGGTTTAGAAAAATATATGTATCAAGCTTTAAAGAAAGCAAAGATACACGCTTTATACGAAGGCCAAACCTTTGAACTTATAGAATCATTTGACTTTCCATTTGAATGTTATGAAAGATGTGCTAATGGAAAAGGAGAATATAAGAATAGAGGTAACAAAAAGATATTGAATATGAAATATACTCCAGACTTTATAGGTAAAGGTTGGATTATAGAGTGTAAAGGTAGAGCTAACGAATCTTTTCCACTACGTTGGAAGATATTTAAAAAGTTAGTAGCTGAAAGAAGATTAGGACCTTTTACATTATATAAACCACAGAACCAAAAGGAGTGTGATACAACGGTAGATTTAATATTAAAACAACAAAGAAATGGCTAGAAAGATAATAGTAAATATATATAAACCGGCAAGGAAAAAAAGACCAGGCGTTCACGCAAAAACAAAAACGTCTAAATTAAAATCAAGTAAAAATTATGTTAAATTATATAACGGACAAGGAAGATGAAAGCATGGGAAATTAACATTGGCTTAGTACCAGGAGTTTTATTTGGTATAAGACAATACGAGGATCAAGAAAATTCAAAGATAGACTACGTATTATACTTAGGATGCTTTGATATTTGTTACACAACATATTATTAAAAAAATGGGATTATTTGACGAAAGAATAGCATATAAACCTTTTGAGTACCCTGAGTATTATACTGAGGGTTGGTTAAAACAAGCTCAAGCGTTTTGGTTACATACAGAAATACCTATGTCAGGTGATGTAAAAGACTGGAACGAAAAGTTAACCTTAGCTGAAAAAAATCTAGTAGGAAATATCTTACTAGGTTTTGCTCAGACTGAGTGTGCTGTGTCAGATTATTGGACGCAGAAAGTTGTATCATGGTTTCCAAAACATGAGATACAGCAAATGGCTATGATGTTTGGATCACAGGAAACGATCCACGCAGTAGCTTATAGTTATTTAAACGAAACGTTAGGATTAGAAGACTTTGAAGCTTTCTTACAAGACGAGGCAACAATGGAACGTTTTGATAATTTAGTAGGATATGAAGGAAATGATAAAAAAGAAATTGCAAAAAGCTTGGCGGTATTCTCCGCGTTTGCTGAAGGTGTTTCTTTATACAGTGCTTTTGCAGTATTGTATAGCTTTCAAATGCGAAACATGCTCAAAGGAATAGGACAACAAATGAAGTGGTCTGTAAGAGACGAATCATTACATAGTAAAATGGGTTGTCAACTATTTAGACACATGTGTGAAGAAGATAAGAACCTATTGTCAGAGTGTAAAGACTCTGTTATCGATGCTGCTAGTGCAATGCACGACGCAGAGATGAAGTATATTGATAAGATGTTTGAGATGGGTGATATTGAAAATCTAAAAGCAAAAGATTTAAAGAATTTTATAAAGAAAAGATTAAACGAAAAATTAGTTGAACTAGGTTACAAAGGTATATTTAAGTATGATGAAGCTTCTGCTTCTAACTTAGATTGGTTTTACCACTTAACAGGTGGTCATACACATACAGACTTTTTCGCTATTAGACCAACAGATTATTCAAAAGCCAACGAAGGAGAGGATTTTGAAGACATATGGGAATGAAATATAAATTGAAAAAACTTTTAGTAGAAAGAAGAAGGAGACTAACGGCTATAGAAAGAATGGCTACTCGTATTGGATATATGGGTGCTGGTTTTTTAGTAGCTGGACAATGGACTTTAGAACCTATGTTATTTATAATAGGTTTTATATGTGTTATAATACAAGTTAGTCACCGTAAACAATGGAACTTAGTAGCGCTAAACTTAAATGGTTTAGTTGCATGGATAAAACATTTAATAACTTTATAATATGTGGAGCAATAGATGGATAAAAGGCGTTGACTACCCAGAATGGGCAGACGCAGATGTTTATAAAAAAACAATTCAAGGTGGATATTTATTTAATGGAGAAACACCTAAAGAAGCTTATAGACGTGTAGCAGATACAGTTGCTAAACGTATAAAAAGACCTGAGATGGCTGATACTTTTTTTGATTATATCTGGAAAGGTTGGTTGTGCTTAGCGTCTCCTGTACTCTCTAATACAGGAACTAGTAGGGGTTTACCTATTAGTTGTTTCGGTATTGATGTAGCAGATAGCATAGTAGATATTGGAACTAAAAATTTAGAGATGATGTTATTAGCAAAGCACGGAGGTGGTGTTGGTATTGGTATTAACCAGATCAGACCTGCAGGTGCGCCAATAACAGATAATGGGACTTCAGACGGAGTAGTACCTTTTTGTAAAATATATGACTCAACTATATTAGCTACAAATCAAGGTGCTGTCCGTAGAGGTGCCGCATCAGTTAACTTAAATATAGAACATAAAGATTGGGAAGACTGGTTGGAAATAAGAGAACCTAAAGGAGATATTAACAGACAGTCTTTAAACATGCATCAATGTACAGTTATTGGTGATAAGTTTATGCGTAAGCTAATGGCTGGTGATAAAGTTGCAAGACGTAAGTGGAGCAAGTTATTACAAAAGCGTAAAGCAACGGGTGAACCATATATAATGTTTAAAGGCAATGTTAATAAGAACAACCCACCATCATATAAGGATAATGCTTTAAAAGTATTTATGACTAACATATGTAGTGAGATAGTTCTACACACAGATGAAAACCATAGCTTTGTATGTTGTTTATCTAGTTTAAATCTAGCTAAATATAAAGAGTGGAAAAACTCTAATTTAATATACGATAGTATATGGTTTTTAGACGGTGTGCTTGAAGAGTTTATACAGCAGGCTAAATACAGAAAAGGTTTTGAAAACTCTGTAAGGTTTGCTGAAAAAGGTAGAGCACTTGGTTTAGGTGTTTTAGGTTGGCATACTTATTTACAGCAAAAAGGATTACCATTCGAAGGATTATTAGCACAATATGAAACGAGAAGAATATTTTCACAAATTAAAATTGAGTCTGAAAGGGCTAGCATGGCTCTCGCTGAGGCTTTTGGCGAGCCTTTGTGGTGCATTGGTACTGGCATGCGTAATACTCATTTACGGGCTATCGCGCCTACTGTTTCTAACAGCAAGCTTAGTGGCAACGTATCTCCGGGGATCGAACCCTGGGCGGCTAACGTCTTTACAGACCAAAGTGCAAAAGGAACTTTCATCCGCAAAAATCCAACTTTAGTAGACTTATTAAAGAAACACAACCTTAATAATGATAAAGTTTGGAATCAGATATTGGCAGATGGAGGATCTGTGCAAGGAGTAAAAGCGCTAGATAAGATAAATGTAGGTGAGCATGATATACCTATGAAAGAAGTTTATAAAACCTTTAAAGAAATAAATCAGCTGGAATTAGTTAATCAAGCAGGAATACGTCAACAATATATTGACCAATCTGTTAGTTTGAATTTAGCTTTTCCTTCACAAGCAGAACCTAAATGGATTAATAAAGTTCATTTAGATGCTTGGAAAAAAGGTATTAAGACTTTATATTATATGAGAACAGAATCAGTTCTCAGAGGAGACATAGCGGATAATGCTATGAACGAGCAGTGTTTAAGCTGCGATGGTTAGTTAGTTAGTTAGTTGTGTAAATAAAGAAAGGGAGCGTTTGCTCCCTTTTTTTTATACTAACAATTCCATTTTCTTCTGGCTATGTCATTTGGACAATCACCGTTTTTATCTGGATTTTTACATTTAGGTATACCAGCAGATCTAGCACAATAGCTATCCCTACGTGATCCACCTTCTGGTTGAGGTGGTTTTAGATTACTACCTGTTTTTCTGTTATATTCATCTCTATCAGCTTGCGTCCAGCTTGTAGCTACACGCTTAATAGGACTAATACCACACCCACAATGTTTCGTAGGTGTAGAGTATGTACTCCTTTGTCTTATTAACCAGTTCATGAGCAATCACAATCATTAACCATTACACCAGGTCTACTAGGCGATTCTTTCTCACCTACTTTTTTACAACCTTTCCAACAACTAGAGTTAGATGAGTTTGCTCCTTTAAATTTTGCTGTGCTACAGTATCTTTTCTTTATAGGACTTGGAGTACTCCCTACTCTCTGTCCTTTCATTATGTTTGACATCCAAGTTGCTTTCATATTATCATGTATTTAGTTTTGTTAGTATTATCTTTATATGCTTTTAAACATCTGTTTCTGTTATCTTCTGGGCTTACGTAACTTATATGTACCCAAGCTGGGTTATTGTCGTCTCCAAACTCCCATATCATTTGATCGTAGTTTAGGTTTTCTCTAACCCATTTAAACATCTCAGCGTTACTAGCATGTCCATATGTATCATCTATATCTATAGCTTGGCCTTTGCAATGTTGTGACTTTGTTGATCCACCTATAGCTTTGTTAAGCTCTGGCGATCTAAAAAAAGAATTAATCTTTATTGGTCCACCAACAAACTCTCTTAATGGCTCAAAAACTTTACTAGCAATAGTTCCCATGCATTCTAGCTGTTCATCATTAGGTTTATTATCTAAGCCTAACCTCTGCGCTGTTATGCTATACACACCTTCCCTGTGGCTAATGTGTTTACTTATTTTTGCCATTGCTTTTAAATTCGAATTTACCACCAGTTATAGATAATTTCTCTATAATTTCGTTTTGAAGATCTCTTAATAAAGCCTCTAGCTTATCTTTTTCAATAACCATAGCTGACACTTTATCTTCTAAAGCTTCGTTTTTAGCTTTAAGTGCTTCAACTTCCTCTGGGTTTTTACCTATAAAAGTATAGATAACAACAGAAAGCGAACCAACTAACATACCGACGATTACCTTAAATATATCGTTGTTAGTATCTGGTATTTCAAAAAATGCTAAAAACAGTAATAACCCCATTACTAGTAAAAATACTGTTGCAGCACCTATATATCCTCTTAGTTCTTTATCTTTAAACATATTATTATTTTTTAGTTTTTCTTCCTTTTCTTTTCTTACCTGCTAATGCAGCTGGTATATCATCTATTTGATTACCAACCTCCTTCATAGCCGCAGCAATATCTTGTATTTCTTGCGCGGTTAGTTTATATCTTTTTTTAACCTCAGTTAATGTTTCAATAGCTTTTTCATCAAGACTAGTTTTCGACCAAAGGTAGTTCCAAACGTCTTTCAGGAATTTTTTTATTAGTTTTCTCATTCTTTATTAATTTAATTATATATTTTATAACTACTCCACCTAACGTTGTAGCAGCTAAATCTTTAACATCAAAATAGCCATAACGAATATAATCATAAGTTTCTTTTGTAAAACCAGCTACAAAAGCAGAAGTAACTTCTGGCATGTCTAGCTCACTAGCAACATAACTAGATGTTCCACCTGCTGCAAAATGATAATATTTGTCCTTACCTATATTACTACTAGCACAGCTTGTTAGTATTAAAATACTAAAACTTACTAGCGTTATTAACTTCATTAATAGCTTCTTGGACATCTGTTAGATCAGCTGGCAGTGTTAGATCTAAACCAGCTTTAAAAACCTCTTCTTTAAAACCATCTTTAAAAATAATTAAAGTTGGTGCCATGCGGACTTTATATTTCTTTTTAGCTTCTGGTGCGTTAGCTATATCAACTCTATAGTACACAGCATCTTCTAATTCTTCCCATTGAGCAAAACAGTTTTTCTCGTTAAACTTTGCCCAAAACTCTACAACAACAGGTTTAGTGTTGTCATCTCCGAAAGCTTCTTTTATATTTATTTTTTCTTCAAAATTAGTATCATCTATCCAATATTTTTCTGGCACGTCTGACTGAGCAAATGATAAAAACGGTATTAAAAGTAAAATTAATTGTTTCATTATCTATTTTTTTGTATTTCGTATAATCTTTGATCTATCTTATCAATAGTTTCTTTTATTTCTTCTACATCATCTTGTGTGTCCATGATTGTTTGACGTATTAACTCGTCTTTTAAATCATATTCAACTCTATCAATTACAGGCGCTGGTAGTTCCATAGCTCTAGCTATATCTGCCTGCATTACAAAATACATGCTTGCTAAAGTAATTGTAAAACCTACAATCATACCTATTGTTTTAAGATCTAGTGTTATCTTAGTCTCTTCTCCTATTTGCTTTGCCATTATCTTAGTGTTATATTTAATCCAACAGAACTGTTATAGATTTTACTATCCCAGAATTTAGTATATTCTCCTTCAACAAACAAACCGACTGACTTGCTTAGCTTCCAACCAAACACCACACCGGCTTGATAATCTTCCCATTGCTCTGGCTCTGAGTCTTGTACCAGTCCGCCTTTACCCCAGTTGTTTCTATTTAAATAACTAAAGTCTTCGTCACCTGAAACATACTTGTGGTATGGTAATAAATAATTACCGTAAGCATGTAGCCAAAAATTATTTTTATAATGATAAAAGTCAAAACCGACCACAGGTGAAACAACACCGAAAGCGTCTATGTCTTCAAATATTTCATTATTATATTGATTCATAAGATCTGCAAATACACCATCACGAAACTCTAAATCGCTATCAGCAACAATGTTTCCTTCTGGATCTATCCAATACCAATCGCTGGTCTCATTACCAAACTGATCTGTTTGAGTGTAGTATATATCGTCATATCCATATTCGAAACCTAATTCATACCAGTAGTTAACTGGGTATTCCTGACCATCTATAACTTGTGTTTCGTTTAACCATATTTCTATAGGATTATATCCATAAGGTCTTTCATGTGTACGATATATTGCGCCAGCAGATAAACTAAATTTATTACCAATAGGTAGTTTAGCTTTTATCTCAGCTGATTTATAATTAAAATCAACCTTACCTTGTGCTCTACTTTCTATTTTAACAACGTGATAATCTCCACTATGCTTTAAGAAGTACCTGTGATTATTAAATACCTCGTCTCTTTCTCTTTCTTTTTCCCAATGAAACAAATACTCAAATCCTTTTACAGGCGAGTTAGTAGCTGATAAACCTACACTACTTTCAGTACCATCATAATAATGTTTACCTTTAAACTCGTAATCAAACCTTGCTAGTTTACGCACACCAAAACCATATCTATAATCAAAGTCATAATAGTCTGTCCCGTCTACTACAACAGGTATGTCATATAAACCACCGTCTGGATTTGTTCTTACAAAGTAATCTTTAACTTCTTCTTTTGGATTTTCTATATCACCAGCTACATAAAAGGTACTGTACTTAAAAAAGTCTTCGTATATAGATTTAAATAAATTTTTCTTCTCTTGTGAAAAGCCTGTGATACTTGATAGTAATAATACTATAATTAGCAATTGTCTCATAGTTGTGTTTTTATATATAGTTACTTGTTATTTCTTTCTTTTACGTGGTGTGTGCCTCTTTTTCTTCTTCTTTTCTAATTCTTTTAATTCTTTATAGAAAGCTTCTATAAAATCATTTTCTTCATTTTTAACATTTACATCCCAAGTTCTAAATCCTAGTAGTAAAGCTATTCTTTGCATTGCATTGTTTCTATTATCAAGTGATTCTGAAATACCGTTAATCTCTATAATAGCTCTATCAAGAGGAACGTTAAATCCAGCAGAAACAAGATTAGCTAGTATCATATAGTTGGGAGCAACGTTTACTCTACCGTCAGCCGTTAACGACCAACCTCTTTCTTTAATTAATGCTTTGTTGTATTTGTATTCTAAAATTGAAGAGTAAACTTTTCTCATTTTAGATCCAAGAGGAGGTGAAATGTTGGCTAACTCAATAAGAGTGTGAGCATGATCTGCTCTATAACCTTTTTCCTCTTGCTTCATGTAAGTTCTGTATGTATTTTTTAAACCAACAGCAACAGCTCCGTATAAACCAGTACCTCTCAATATACTATCAATCATACCGTTTATTATTTTTACTTCTTTCTTTGCTAATTCTTTTTCATATTCTTCTTCATCATCATCAAAGAACGGATCTGTTAATGCGAATAAAGCTTGTTGTAAACCGTTAAATATTAAGTTCTGTACAAATCCATAATATAATATTTTAGATATATTAGTTTTAGCATCACCTCTACCATTGTATAAATCTTGTGCAGCTTTCTTTATTAATCTCGTATACTGCATAGGAGTGTTTTGGAACGCTAGTATTATCCTACCTAAATGACTAGCTTGTTGAGATGATATAAGCATTGGATCACCAGACTGCTGAGTCTCATCAGATATTTTACTAAAATCTTCAAAAGCTTTAGCATCAGCTTCTTCTTGTGATAAACCTTGTTTTAAATATGTTTTAGTTCTATTTATTAAAAAGCTAGCACCACCTGTAGCAATAGCCATACTATCTGCTATTTGTGTAGGTGTAAAACCTATTTTCAATAAATAAGCTATAATAGCTTCAGGTTTACCTTTAGAGTTTTTAGCAGCGTTAGCAATCTCTTGTTCTTGTAAATCTGATTTTAAACCACCACGTCTTTGTTTTAATTTATCAGAGTTAAATATTCTTACCCATGTTTTCCAATATAAAGGCTGGTTAGCAAAAGCCGCAGCAGCCGCAATTGGATTATTATCAGACCAGTTTGTAAAGTTAGCAAATGATAACATCTGTAACAAAGCAGATCTTCTGTTAAAGAACATTATAGAACCAACAGAATTATTTAACCAATTCATCCATTTTGTTTCTGTAGTACCCATTTTACTTGGTCTATTACTACCAGACTTCATTCTAGCTATTATATTCTCTAAAGCTTTTCTATATTTTGTTCCATATATAGCTTCAAGTTTATTTAAGGTTGCTTCGTCAAACATAATGTCAACGTTTTCTATAAACTCAGCTAGATATTCTTTTCTATTTACATCATCATTAAACGTGTTAAGATCTTTTAATAAACTACCAACATCCCAAAATTCATCAGGTTTTACCCATTGATTACCTTTTGTTAATAAAAGTAGTTCATTAGCAAATAATTCTATGTCTTCGTTTTTAGTAACAAAATCAACCGCAGCTTTTAAATCTCTTTTAGATATACCAGGAACTTCATATCCAGCTTTGTTGTATAAGTATATCCTTATAACCTGGTCATGTGTAAATCCTAATTCAGGAACCTCTTTGTTTATTTTCTTTCTAAGCTCTGGGTTTGCTTTTAACAATCTATCATATTCGTTTTTCATTGCTTGCCTAATCGTTTCCATGGCAGCAACTCCTCTTATGTAAGGATTTATTAAATTGTCTTCAAAGAACTGTTGATCTTGCTCACCTTGTTTACCTTTACCAGATAAAGTGTAAGATGTTAAACCTCTAAAATCTTCAGCACTGTAAGGAACAAATGGGTTTTGGAATTTACCAGCACCTTTCTTTCTAGCTACAACCTTAGAGTATGTTTTCTCTGCACCAACACCAGTGTTTCTTTCAATCATCTGGTTGATGTCGATGTTAAGACTTCTTTTTCTTTTTATAACAGCTTGTTGAACTTTACCTTTTACATCATAGTTTTCTAAAACTTGTTTAACTGCTGACACGTTTTTCATAGCATCATCAACAAAGTAGAAGTCATTATAACCTTTAGCTATCTTACCAATCATCCAATTAGCTTTAGCGCTAGGCTTACCGTTTTCTAAACCTGTAATGTTTTCTAAAGGTATTTCTACACCTAAGCCTTTTAAGAATTTATATATAGCTAGTGCAGACGCTTGTGGTCTAGCTGTTAATACATATATGTTTTTATTACCAAACTTATCAATTGCTTTTCTTAACCTAGGTATTAACGGTCCAGGTTTACCATCTATAACATCATTAAATTCGCTGAAATCAAATTGAGCACCTTGCTTTTCTAGTTTAGTTGCATCAGTAGCAAACTTAGCAGGTGTAATTCTAGTCACCTTACCATTAGGCATTGTTACTATTATTTGACTTTTACTAAAAGCTAGTGTGTCGTCAAAATCATAAACACTAATACCTCTAGGGCTTAAACTTCTTTTAGTGCTATTAGATGTGTTGATAGCATTTTGCAGCTCCATTATCTTAACAAACTGATCAACATCTGCTTTTAAAACATTGTCAGCTCTTTTTAAAGCTGGAACCTGTCCTTTTATAGGATATAAATTTTGTACGTATTGATTTTCAATAGCAAAAACTCTAGCATCTCCTAAACTACTCGTCTTACTATGTATATCATCTTGTATCTTTGATATAACAGAAGTGTTTATAGTCATTGTAAAATCAGATATAATATCTGCAAGCTTACCGTTGTGCAGTTGATAAGCGTTTATAGCGACATCTATTTGAGAATCTGTCAAACCTTTACCTATTATCTTGCTAAGTATCACCATTTGGTCTCTTGCTATATCACCAAATTTATTTGAAGCAGGGTTTTTATGTTCTGTGTAAGGTCTTAGTAGAGCTCTATATAATTCATCTCTGTCTTTATTTATTCTTTTTAATAACTTCTCTCTCTTTTTAGGAGCTGTTGTGTTTGCTAGTTCTTCTTGTAGTTCAGCAATTTGATCGTCAACATATTTTTTTACTCTAGCAAATAAAGGGTGGTTATAATTTATTTGTATATCTCCAGCATCATAAGCTTTTCTATTTGTAGCGTCTATTGATTTATAACCTTTAGTACCATCTTTACTAATAAAAGGAGCTTGTATCTCAGCATGTATTTCTACATCTTGCAATACGCCAAAAGCTCTCATACCTTTTATTATATCCCCCGTGTTACTTTGGAACAAAGCTAAATAACCAGGCATAAGCTTAGGGTTTTTAGCAACAACCTTAGTAGCAGCGTCTACAATATAGTTAAAGAGTTTAATGTTAGCAATGTTTGCTTTTTCTATTTTCTCAGCATATAGTTTATCAAACTCTTGCTGTGCTTCTTCTTTACTAGCAAATGTTTTGTTTTGTATTTTGTTTACTATAGAACCTACAATACCACCTGTGCTGAATATAGGTAGTATATCTTCCATCCAAGCAGGGACTTCACCATCAACATCACTGTCAGCTGCTTTTTTAATTTTAACCCCTTCAGGTGAATTAGGTTTTATAACTCTATCAAATACACCTAAAAAGTCGTAACCAAGATTAGGTAGTTTAAACAACTCAGGTGGTATAACTTTAGCTAATTCTTCTGAAAAACTAGCTATAGCTTTTATTTTCTGAGCTTTATCCATGTTTAAAAACTCTTGTATATATTTTTTGGTAGGATCGCTTTCTGGTAATGTTTCAGCGTAAGCTTTCATTGGATCAATAAAACCAGTTAAAGCTTCAGCATCAAGTGCAAAGTTTTCTTCATATATTTTTATAACAAACTCGTAAGGAGTTCCTCTCAGCATTTCTTTTTCCATTGCTAAAGATTTAAAGTTACCTTCGTAACCTAATATAGCTAGTCTTTCAAATCTAGCGATAGCAACTTCTTTGTTTGCTGATAAAGATCTTTTTATACCTGATCTGTCTGCTTGTACAAATACTTCACCAATTTTTTGCACAGCATTCATAACACCTTTTGCTAATTGATTTTGTTCAAATGCTTGTGCTATTTCACCTTTAGGATTATTAACAAGTTCGTCAAGTATTATTTCTATACCTATTTCCTTAGCCATTTCTTCTGCTAAAGATTCTTTTCTATTTCTTATTAGCTTGCCATCTTTGTAAAACTGAGACATGTAAGCTTCATCACTTACTTCTTGCTCACTTCTAAATACTAAGGCATGACCCGCGGTTCTACCAGCGTTATCAGTACCCATTTTTTCTATAGCTATTTTTTCTCCAACCCAATCAGGATAAGATACTCTAACTTCACTACCGTCTTGTAGTTTTATAACTTTATCTATAGCTTGTGGTATACCTCCATTAACCGTACCATTTTTCTGTGTTTTACCTTGCAGCCAAGTTGTAGTAGCATTTTTTAAAACATCTTGTTTAAACTCAAGTATCTTTTGTTTTGTAACTTCACCTTTACCAAGCTCAGCAATCATAGCGTCATATACTAAAGAGTTCTTTAAAGCATTTTTTAAATACTTTATCATTGGTGAGTTCTTAGCGTTTATAGATTTATCAGCTGTTAGCTTTACATCCATATCTCTAATTATAGGTACTATAAGTTTTTTAACTTTAGCTACAGTATCTGGGTCTAGTTTCTTACCCATTTTAAGCTCAGTTGATTTAATAAGTGCAGCCGCTTGTTCCTCAGCAAGTATCATTTGTTGTTCTGGATCAGGAGCCATATCAGCTATCTGTGTTTCAACTGTTTCACCTTTAATGTCTTTAGTTAAAGGCGTAGTTCTTACTCTTCTCTTTTTTATTCTAGTTGTAACAGTACCTACTTTTCTACCTATGTAAGAGTTTAAATAAGCAAATAGATCTTTGTTTTTTGCTGGGTTAAAGTTTTCTAAGTGCCTTACAAGTTGAGCACGTATCTCTTCCATAACCTCTTCTCTAGGTCTTCCAAATATATTACTACCACTTGCTAACTTAGCACCTATTAATCTATCAAAAGCGCCGTTATCAATCAATGCTTTTGCAGCTTGAAACTGTTTGCTTTTTATAAATTCAGTTTCTTGTTGACCTGTTGCCTCGTTAAAACCATTAGGAAGTTGGTTAAGTATTTCTTGATTAGATTCTTTTTCTATATTAATAGATCTTTTTCTATTTATAGTATTACCTTTATCATCTTTCTGTAACTCATCAGGTTCAAACATGTCAAGCATTCTTTGTGCTTGGTTAGATATTCTACCTTTCTTTATGTTTTTGTGATAATCTAATATAAAGTCATATACTTGTCTACCAGTAGCAAACTCTGTTGTTTGTCCACCTAAAGCTTTAGGAAGTTTCTTTTTTAAAGCGGTCATTATAGATCTACCTATTTGTTTCCACTGTGCTTCTTCTAATGCTTCAAAAGGTATTTCATTTTTAGCTAGTGCATCAGAGAACATTGTCAAATACTCATCAGCATCTACACCATCTAAATCAGCTCTACCATCAGCTTTATACAAAGCCTCTCTTCTTTCTATAGCGCTCCACACGCCTTTTTCTTTTAGTATTTCTTTAAACTCGTTTACAACTTTTTGTATTTCTGGATTACCTTTAAACTCAGCTTTTAATATTTTATGTAACAGCTCATGAGAAGCTACACTAACAGCTTGGTTTGCTGCAGCCATTTCTTTGTTTATATATATAACCCCGTTTGATTCAAACCAACCATCTGTAAACATTTCAGAGCTAAAACCAGCTTTTTTTATTTCTTCAGGCGTATTAAAAACTTTTATGTTTTTCTTACCAACTATCTTACCTACAAAATCTATTTCTTTATTGATTTCAGCTGACGCTGCTTTTTTAACAATGTCTTTTAAGTTGTTCTCTAGCGCTGCTATTTGATCTTTATTAGATGATTCATCACCTGATTTCTTTGATTTTCTTTTTAAAACTTCCAACGCGTTTTGTACGTTAGCAGCTTCAATATATTCTTCAGGAGTGTTTATCATCCAAGCAGGTAGCTTAGCTTTACCAATAGACTGTATAGACTTATAAAGATCATCTGCTTCTTCTTGAGTTAACATGTCATTCTCTACAGCTCCTCCTAATAACTCTTTGGTTTGCTTCATGTTATTAGACAACGACCACATATCTTGTAGCTGAGCTTTTTTACTATTAATAGTGCTTGTGCTTGCTGAACTAAAACCACCAACTAAACCACCTGCAGCTAAAGAAAGAACAGATGTTTCTATAAAATCTCTTAAAGTGTAATCTTGTTTTAAAAATTCTTGGCCAGCTGCCTCGTTTAAACTTCTGTTAACCAATAAAAACTCACCACCTTGCTGTATGTTTTCTTGTAAAACTTCTCTTGCACCTTCGCTCCAAAATGCTTTGTGCATTTGTCCTGGGTTGTTAGGTATAAAACTTTTTATACCTTTTTTTATTTGATCGTTAGCACCTTTTAAACCTCCTTGTTTATAAGCTTTAATTACATTGTTAAGCTGAGCATTACCAAAGATTTTAGAGTATTGTTTATCAAGCCATTTCATTCCTCCTAATCTAGGATTTATAGGACCTGTAACACCATACAATAACGCCATTTGCCCAGAAGCAGTTCTTGCTAATTTTTCTGCCTCGTCACGAGGTATACCAGCGTTTACTGCCGCGTTTAATGTTCTTTCATATCCAGTAGTAGCACCGTAAAAAGTTTGAAAAGTTGTAGCGTCTACTATTCTAGGATCAAAAGGTAGTTTTTTACCAAATGTTCCTTTGTTAGCTGCACCAAACTGTTTTAGTCTTTCAGGGTTTAGTTTTATTTGTCTTAAGTATTTTTCATATTGAGCTACGTTTTTAAAACCATTTGCGGCTGCTAAATATTTTAACGAAGCAACGTTTCTTAAATAACCAGCTCCTTTTGTACCGAATATTTGAAAAATAACATTACCAATAACATGCCCAGACATATTACTACTTCCTCTCGCTGACCAATCATAACCATCTTCCCAGTTCTCTTTTTCTGCTGTTTGTGTTATTTCTTCAATCTCATTTACTGTTAAAGCGTTTGTTACATTTCGGTTTTCAGTTATATTATATACACTACCATCATCACCCACGCCGTATTGAACACCATCAATCTCACCTATTTTACCTCTAAAAAGCATATACTGTGCGTTTGATTCTGCATCACCTAGATCTTGTTCTTGGTCAATAAATCTACGTCTATTAGCAACGCCGTCCATCCAAAACCAATCAGCTAGTGTTATAGATAACTCATCTAATCCACTCCAAGCTCCACCAATAGCACTAGTAAAAAATTCTAAAGCACCGGCACCACCACCAACAACGTCTCCCTGCTGCTCTACATCATCGATATGTTTTATAAAATTTCTTCTATTTAAAGCATCTCTATCTTTGACATTCTTGTAATTAACATCGGAATATGCGTTTAGTTTTTCGTAATCAAACACAGTACCACCACCGTTCTTAGCTCCAAACTGCTCTGTCTTAAACGCTTCATATGCTTCAAAATAATCTTTGTAATCTTTATATTTATCTTGGTTGTGATAGTAATCATCAACAAACATTTTTTCGGTAAATCTATTATTTTCGTCTTGTAAATAACGTTCTAAATAACCTTTTAACGTACGGTTTTTTGCTATGTCTAACTCTTTTTGGCCTGAAATCCAGTTTCCATCAAAAGAGTTATCATTTATATATTCATCAAATTCGTCTCTATAACCTGAACTTTCTAAGTAACCTTGAAAATTAGCAACATCTATACCGGCTTCTTCTAAAGATTTGCTATCATAATGTGTGTCTACAAAATCTGTTTTTTTGTCTCTATTGTAATAATAGTCACTAGTCTGAACACCAACATCTAAGTCATTAGTTCTAACTCTTTGGTACACCTGAGTCTTTAAAGGTACAGCTTCTCTTTTCAAATCACCGTTCCATACCTGATAAGCTTTCCACTCTGTATCGCTATTAAAATCTTCTCTAGAAACCTCGTCACCTTTACCACCTACATACATTCTTGGTTTAATTTCAATATCATCTTGTCTAGGCGTTCCATACTTTAAATACAAAAACTTTTCTTCTTGTTCTTGTTCCATTTTTTTAGACAATCTATTCTCTTCACTAACAATTTCAGAGTTTGGTCTAGTTAACCCAGCTTCTCTAGTTTCAAGCTCAGTTGCTTCTACAGCATTAGGATTATTTACGAAAAACTTTATTTGCTGGTTTTCATCGAGTTCACTAATGTCTATTATACCGTTATCTGTATTATAATATTTTCTATTGAAATATCCCATTCTATTATTGCTTGTTATTGTTTTAGTCTCTACCCATTAAGATTGACAAGTCCACCCCATCTGCTGTGGCTTTTTTAACTAACGCTTGGGCGTCTCCTTCAAAATTAGGATATAATTTATAAAGGTCTTCTATTCTTTTTACTTCTACTTCGCTTAAATTTATTTCGTTTGGAGCAGATGTATTTGTTGATGTGTTTGTCGATGTGTTTGTTGATGTGTTTGGTGCTCCTCCTGCTTTTTGTATAACTTCTATTTTACCACTACCATCTTGATAATGATACTCTATACCACCATCGTCATAAGTTCTTATTATATAACCACGTGGATCTATTGGCATTTGCCTAGTATAAGGCCTATCAGTACCTTCGTCATAATAATGCTTGTTATCAGAAGTTCTGTGGGATTTACCACCCTTTTTTGAGGTTTTTTTGCTATACACACTTCCTGCGTTAGCTTGAGACTCTAATACTTTCATATAACTGTCTATAACCATCTCTTCAACCTCATCTCTTCTGTTAGGATCTTTTAACACAGATTCAGGAATACCAAGACCACCTTGATTAAAAAAGTCGTCCATAGCTAAAGAATATAAAGTCTCAGTACCACCTTGCTCTATCATACTCCTTAAGTTATACCTATACATTTGTCTAGTAGCATTGTTTAAAGGCATACCTGATTTATATAAGTCAACACCCATTTTCTGTATTGCGTCACTTGTTTTAAAGTCTTTGTTAAAGTAATCAGGTAAATCGTTAAAGTTTGTAATATTTCCTGCACCATCATCAAAACCAATAGTACCATCATCATTAAAAACCATATCGTACTCATCAGTGTATACAGATGTTAACAAGTTCATTTCGTTTACGTCGTTACCTTTTGAAAAAGTATTAGTAGATATATCAGTGCCTAAATCAACTTTATTAGAACCAAATAAATCAGTTTGTGCTTTTGCTGTTTTGTAAGCGTTTTTAACTGCAGTCATACCATCTTTATGATACCTATAACCTTCGCTACCAGGCTCGTACTTCATTATTTCTTTAGCATGTTCGTAATACTTATCTTTACCGTTTTCTAAAAACGTGTTTAGTGCTGTAGAGTATTTTGACGGTAAACCAGTAATATCACTACCATCAGGCATATCGTTAATAAACTTTTCTACCTTTGCTTTATTTAGTCTTCTTTGTTTTCTATAGTCAAGTTTATCTTGCCTAACGTTTTCGTCTATTTTACGTCTACGTTGATCCGCTGCTATGCGGTCGTATCTATTATCGTAATCATATCTTTCGTAACCTGTGTATGCCATAATTATTTATTTTTTATTTAAGGAACGACTGGGCCCCCACCTCCACCGCCGGCGTTAGCTACACTACCTAGGTCATTCATAAATACACCACCTAAGTTTCCAACTCCACCCATGATAGCAGCATTTTGTTGATCGATAGCTGCGTTAGCGTCTTTTAATCTATTCTGAGACATACCGAACATTGTCTCTACTTTATCTTTTTCCATTCTTCTACTCATCATATCTCCTTGTCTTTCTTGAGACTGTAGTCTACCAGCCATACTAGCTGCTGCTTTTTGATTAGCTGCTTCTTGCATACCAATACTAGCAGAAGCTGCTTGAGTATTTTGAGCTTGTTGATTTGCCATTGCCTGTGCTAAACCAGCGATACCAGAACCACCCGCAGCGGCGTTCATGTTACCCATAATATTAGACAAGTTTTGATTATTCTGTTGCATTTGCATATCTGCCTGCTGTGTATTAACAGTTAGGTCTTCCATGGTATTCTCCATGTTAGCATATGGATTAGACGTGTCTAGGTTTTCATAAGCTGCCTTATTTCTATTAAACTCGTTCTGAGCATTACGTTGCTCTTCTTTTCTTTTTTTACTACCAATAAGTCCGGAGGCAATGCTTGTTACACCTTTTACTCCTCCTGCTATGGCTGCTGCGGTTACAAAACTCATAATTTTAGTTTTAATTTATTAATGTCTTCCAAGCTTATTGCTGGGTCTTCAAAGTTCTCAGCAATTACTTCTTTTTCTATCTCTTCTATATCTGTCTTATCTGTCGCATGCACTGTAATAAAAACACAGTCTTCATGCGTGTATATTATTCTTTTAGTTCCTGGTTGTGTTATACCATGATGAGGTGCTTCTATATGCTTAACACCTTCTTCAGTTAGTATTGACATTTTACCTTTCATAAGAAAAAACGGATGTTCTTTTTTATGAATCTTGGTAACTAACAATTCACCAGCGGGATTGAATATCTCCCTTATATAACAACCATCAGCAAAACTATGTTTTACTGGGTTTAATTTTTTTGTATCTTCTTCAGATAACCAACCACCTTTTTCTCTTACAGTTTCTTCAAACTCAACTATAGTGTTTCTAAAGTCTTGTCTTCTTCTTAACTCTTGACCTATCTCCCAAGCTTCATCAAAGTTATAACTGTGATCTAAACCTAGTTGTTCTGTCATCTCTACAAACTGCTCTTTAGCTTCTTCTTTTGTTAAAGGAGATTCTTCAACTTGTTTATTTATATCTTCTATATCCATTTAATTTAATTATAGATATATAGTTACACTTTTTCAGTGTTATTTACTACTTTCTACCACCTCAGAGCTAACCATAAACATCTCAGAAGGATTAACATAGTCATCATTTCTCATTTCAACCTCTGCAAAATAACCTGTTAAACCAGATCTATTTAATCTAGTGTCTTTAGCAAAACAAATAAAGCTACTACTAGTAGGTCTTGGAGTAGAATTAGATATTTCACATGTTAAAGTTGTTGCGGTTACAGCTGTACAAGGTCCCATATACACAAGACCTGTTCCACCACTAACACTATTATCATGTGTAAAACCACCAGCCGTTGATGTATTTGTGTAATAAACACCGTCTCCTACTTGCACAGAAACGTTTATTGGATTTGGAAATGTAATTGTTATAGGCATATCTTATTGTAATACGTTAGCATATCTCACTCTAATTTGCAACTGATAAGCTTGAGCGGTTAAGGACTCACCAGGTGTTATTGTAAACGATGGTATATGTAGTGTTGAACCACTACTATTAAATGTTCCATTGAATTGGTCAATACTAATAGTGTCACTATCTAATGTTGTACCATTTGCATTTTTAAATATAAAGTTAACAGTAAAGTCTCCACTATGATCTATATAACTTGGTAAACCAGCTAAAGAGTTTGATAAATTCCAGTTAGAAACTGAGGCTGTAAACGAGGTTGCACCTACAGTGAAACCACTTGTTGATAAACTTCCTTGGTTAGTAGCAGATGCAATACCTGTGTATGTGTTATTCTGTGTTGAATCATTCCACCACCAAGTGTCATTAAGACTTATTACTTGACCACTACCAGCTATTGATAATGTTACTGTGGCCGTGTTACTGTCTTGGAACGAATCATTTGCTTTGTAGGTAAAAGTTGTCATACCAGAAGCACCGTTGTTTGGTGTAAACGTAGCTACATTACTACTTATAGAAACAGATCCTTTAAGCGAATTAGAAACAACACTATACGTTAGCGAGTCTCCATTAGCATCTGTAGCGGCAAGAGGTATTGTTTTTGCTGTGTTATGTAAAACAGAAACAGTACCAACGTTGCTAGCAACAGGAGGAATATTTATGAAATTATCCAAAGCTAATATAGCCGTAGCGTTTAAAGCGCCTTGACTATATAAATAGTTATCACATGTTAAAGTTATAGATTGAACAGGTGTCATATTGTTTGAGTATGGTGGGTTTGATGTTATCGATTTTAATAGTACATAACTATTATTACCACCACCTGGACTAACTATATTTGTTTTAACAAAGTCTGTTGTTAACGGAGCTCTTCTTAAAACCATGTTTTCATTATCAGTCAATACTAAATTAAACAACTTATGTTGATTACTTGTCTCAATGTCTCCTACAGGATTTGTATATGCTTGTGAAGGATTGCTAGTATAACTACGCCCAGAAGCTGAGTTAGTAGAAAACGTAATGCTTTTATCAGTAAGCTGAGTTATTTGAAAAGGTTCTGTTTGTGATATATTATCTTGTGTTGTTCCAACTTTATTAATTGCAATTGTATATAAATCATCATCAGTAACACTAGGGAATATTATCGTTTCTTCCGCATAACCTTCTGATCCAATAGTTATAGTTCCAGAATTTACAGGAGGACTAGGATTAAAAGTATCTGAAGGAAAGTTGTAATAATGCGTGTCTTCATTAGTAGCTGTAATTGTAAATGTAGCTCCAACAGTACCATAAACTCTTACTGTTCTAGTAACACCTGTTTGTGGTATTGTACTAACATCCATAGAGTAAGAAGTTATTTCATTACCTACACTAGGTATCGCCACTGCATTAGCAAATGTAAAATCAATATTATCACCACTTACATCTGCGTTTGGTATTATACCATCAACATCAAACCTAACAGCCGTGTGGTAAGTAACACCATTTATACCTGTCATAGTATTAGTCTGACTAAAAGAATAATTTGCATAATCTCCAGTTGTTAAATACGCTGAAAAAGGATTAGCATTATCAAAAAAGAAACCAGAAGCACAAGTAAATGTTACAGAAAACAAAGTGTGCGTAGTGCCTAAAGAACCTGTAGCACTGTATACATTGCCGTTGGAACTAGAAGGAGATATGTTTGATCCAACACTAGCATCCCATGTACCAGCTAAAGTTATAGGTCTTTCACCATAGTAAAGAGCTTTACCATCAATATCTATAGTTATTGTAGTGCTTGTATTAGGCATTGCGTACGAGTTAACTAGATCAACAGTTACCAATACAGTATTTCCAGCTGCATGAGGAGTACTGCTATTTGTTAAAGTAATACTTTGAATAGCTGAATTAGATGCAGTGTTGTTTGTAAAATCAGCAGCTGATACAGTAAAGTTATTATCAGGTGTAATTGTCAACACCTGAGTAGCTATGTTTGTAGTCCCAGCTGATATGGTTATTGTTTTAGAATCTATTGTACAATTTGCTAAAGCCATATTAGTCGTTGTTTTCGTTTATTGTTAATGTTAATTCATTGAAGCTACCAGTATCAGCAGTAACAGTTCCTTGTCCTATACCTTGAACAGCAAACTCATTTGTGTCTATATTTTTAATATCTGTTGATAAACCTTCTATAAAATTAAACCATTTGTTTTCTTTGTTTTTAAACGTAGTTATTTTACCACCTTGTAAATCAGTTTCAACGCTTTGGTTGTACCAACCTGCTTTAGCAAAATTATTATAATACTCATTGTCAGCCGTGTTAACAAGCCATTTAGCTTGAGTACCTTCGTAGTTTAATGTCTTGTATGTTTTAACAACACTAGGCATGTCACTAAATATAAATCTAACTAAAGGAGTAACAGCTGTGCCGTAAAATGTAGAGTAACTTGTTGTTACACCATGCTCGTACAAATCACCTTGTTTAAATGTATAATACTTATCATTTAATGAAACACCTGATTCAGGTGAAAAAGATTTTCTACTTGTCCAACCTGTTACAGCTTCACTAAACGAAACTGTAGTGTCACCTCTATCAGCAACTGGTTGATGTATACTACCAGAGTTTTTAATTGTAACATTATAAAGTCTTTTAGCTTCATTATAAGTACCAATAACTAAATCATGTCTAGCAGCATTACCAAGTTTGTCTGAAAAATAATCTGACATACCGTGTTCAGTTATATTTGTAATACCATCCATAGACAACCTTATAACAGCTCCTCTATTTTTATCTGTAAAATAAGCTTGATAACCATAACTAGCAAATGACTCAGGGTTTTTAGATATACCAAATTCACCAACATAAGGTGTGGTTTGCCCTAAGAATCTATTAGCAGCTACCATGTTAGCGCTTCCGTCTGCATTAAATAGAGCATCCTTATCAGCTAATATTCTCAAACACTTATCTTCACACAAAGTAATTAAATTAGTGTCTCTAGCGTGAAGTTTTTGTATGCTTCCATAACTAGGGTCTAAGTCTTTAGTAATAGCTTCTGCCATTATAAATTGATTAAGTTGGTTTGTTCCAGAGTTACTATTATATAATCCAGAGAATATTAAACCACTTTTTCTTCTTTCTGTCTCGTATTTTTCTGCTAAAACTGTACTTGCTTTAATACCTTTAGCTATAGTAACAGCATTAAAATCATCACGTATTCTATTTGACTCAACACCATTATTAAACGAATAACAATTCATATAAGGTAGAGTCTGCTGGTTAGCATGTTGACTAATAGGATAAGCGTGCGTAGCTTCGAAGTATAAATCTAAATCAGTATCTTCTAGTGGTTCTGTTTCAAATATTGCAGGGTTTTTACTTCTATCACTATCATCTCCAGCTGTATCAGAAAACTTTTCTAAAAACTCAATAGGAGTTGTTACATCACCTCGTGAGTGATGAGCTGTAGAACCACCTAAATTAGATCCACCAAAGTTACTATAGTTAGTCCCGTTTATAGTTGCTGTTTCGTCTTCTGGAGCCCAAACTATAGGCTTATCTAACTCTAACGTCCAGCTAATAATTCTTGAAGAAGAGAACTTACCGTTTTTATGGCTATATGCTTGCCAATGGTTTCTTTTGTATTTAACGATAGTATAAATTGTTTGGGTTGGATCATCGCCAAATCTAAATAAAGCACCAGGCGATTGCATTTGTTTAACCATATCAGCATATTGTGGTTTCTTACTTGTTTCAAAACCATGCCATTGTCCGTCCCAACTACCAGGTGCTTTATGTCCAAACCAGTGATAAGCAAACTCTACAACTTGCATACCAGCTTGAACACCCATACCTTTCCAATTACTATTCTTATTGTATGGTGCTGGATAACCAGTATTTCTATTAGTACCGCTACCACCAGCGCCTTTTCTTTTTGCTTTCTTAGCTCTGTCTATAAACCAACCACTACCTCTTTCACCGTTGCTAAATTTTTTAGCATCTTGCCAGTAGTCTATATTTCTTGTGTCTGTATTTTGCTCCCACATTCTAATACTCTGTATTATCTTGTGGTCATCATCATTTGCTTTTGATAATATAGCGTCTTCTAGTGTTGAGTCTTTGTTTAGTTTAGCAAAAAATCTACCAGTAAATTCTGGTTTATTATTTCTTCTTTTTTGATAAAACTCAATATTTAAGTTACTTAAAGTATTGTTATCAGCAACAGATCCTAACCATTGCGTATCAGCTTCTTCAAACTTACCATCAATTTCTACTTTATAATAATCATTACCAGGAGCAGTGCTACCATCAGCATAATTACCTGGACTAGCTGGCACGTATTGTATATTAGCAACGTCGTAAAACTTAGTTTCTCTTGAACCCGTATATACCCTAAGTACAAGATCACTTTTAGCATGTAAAGCTAAAGTATGTATGTTATTGTTGGTTACTGTTGGGTCGGCAGATCCAAATATTTCATGCCATCTATCACCAGGTATTGCTACATGCCCGTGATCTGTAGAAGGATAACCTAGTGTTAAAAACAGATTACCATCATCGTTACACTCTAATTGTCCTTGAGTTATGTTTTCTATTCTCAAGAAATCCGGAGCTTCGTTTTCAACAGCTAGAACTTTATATCTAGCTTCTTTAGGTACAAAAATATCTGAGTCGTGTTCTTTTTTAAGTATTAAAAATCTATCTTCATGAACTTTGTTTCTTTCAGATGAAGGAAATGAAATCCAAGCGTTACCATCTTCAGCTTCATAATGTCTGTCCATAGCCACGTTGTAATACTCGTTACTAGGTTCTTTAATAAAGAATTTATAAGAAGCAGCCCATGAAGGAGCGTTGCTAAGCATTTTAACCTGCATAACATTATAGTTAACTGCAGCTTGCTTATCTAAAGTAAAAGAACCACTTGGATCCGTAAGCACAGGCGTTTCTCTACCATATGCGTCGGCATATACAACACCTACTTGATATGTTCTTAATGATTTTATTGATGGTGACGGTGTTCTAGGTTCAGGTAATATAGAATTATTTTGACCAATATTTACTTCAAACCTAGGTGTAATCTCACCACCATTAGCGTCTGTTAGATTGTACTGGTGTGTAAAGTTACCATATACTAATCTATTACCAGTTATTTCTTGTGCTCTAGCTTCTCTGGGTACGTTATCCCAATGCCTAAGCAACTGATTACTAGGTACAACAGCGTGTATAATGTCTGACGTTATTTCTAACTCATCAGCCGTATATTCTGGATCATGCTTGCCAGTTTCACATTTTATACTTTGGACTGTGTATATATTATTATGGTTGCTTTCTTTGTATAATATATCTATTTCAATTATATCGTTTAAAGGTGGGTTTGCAAAACCAGATATTTTTAAAGATCTTATATTATTTTTCATACCCAAGTTATAACCTTTTTTAGCTTGGTAATCAAACTCGTCTGGTATAAAAGCTAATTCACTAAAAGGACCTATAGGTGAATACTGACCATCTCTAAACTTATATCTTAATGCAAATCTAGGAAACTTAAACTCAAACATTGGTTTCTCTTCAACCAAAGATATATCCCACACTTGTTGACCTTGTTCTATCTCTTCACTTATAGCATCTATAGTTACTCTAAACTGATTAGGTGATGTTGAAAATGTTTGTACAACATTAAGTATAGCTTCTTCACTACTTAAACCACCAGCAAGTGTAACTCTTAATTTGTCACCAACTTGCCAATCCATTATATTACCACCTAATATTGTTATAATAAAAGGATTTATAGTTGTTTCTACAGGAACTATATCACCTAAAGCATCTGTAACAGTAAAACTATTATTTACAATTGGAGCGCCCATAGTTGTAAAAGTGCTTTCAACTATACCAGATCTTTTAGTATTAGACATGGTTAGTGTAGGGGCAATTGTTGGCCCTTTTTTAATAACAGTTATATCTGACAGTGAAAATTGGCCGGATGAGCCATTGTGTTGATTTACTACAGTAGTAGTAGTGCTAAAGTCTGTTGAACCAGCTTTAAATGTTTTTATGTTTATCATCTTAGGCTCTGTATTACCAGTTGTCCAAAATAATAAACCATCAATAATGTTTATACCACATATGTGCCAGTATTTACTAAACTCTAATATAGCGTCAGCATTTGTTGCAGGAGAATCAACAAGCACAGGTACAACAGTATCTGTTCTTGGATCGTACTCTGCTATAGCATCTATTAATGTTCCTGATATAAACCAATATATCTTGTCGTTCTCATGATCTACATAAGAACCTATACACTCAGCACCAGCAATACCCAAGGTAGTAATTCTTGAGTTTCCAGGGATAGTTTGAATAGAACCAACATCATCTCCTTCAGACGATGCGATCTCTATATTCAAAGCGTCTCTATATTCTCCATTAGGTATTAACCTCTCGTCCAGGTCTTGATTCATCTTACCTGCACGAAAGTGATGTTTTATTTCTGGCATGCTCTAGTGTTTTATTTGTTTAGATTTGTTTCTCATAACTTGAGTTAACTCTTCGGCTTTCAAGTTAGATAATCTTAGCTTAGCGGTTCTAATAGCAGCTCTTCTTTCTCTTTTATATCTAGCTACGATATATTCTTGTACATTAGATCTTGTAGAAAGTATCGCGTAAGCTATAGACTTATACATCGCTTCTTCAGCGAATTTATGAACTATCATCTCAGCGTCTGTAGCTAAACCATCAGATATGTATTTTAAAGTAACTGTTCTACCAGACATATCAGAACTAAAGTGTATTCTTCCATATCTAGGGTCTATATAAAAAACACCGTTACTTTGTGCGTTTTCTGGATTTAATCCATATCTTCTACCTTCAACAAACACAGCTTGAGTATCTTCGTCAGGCGAGTTACTAGTGCTGTCGTCAGGATTATTGTTTTGAAAAGTCGTCCATGTATCTGAAGTTAATGGATCAATTAAGTTACCATCATTATCAAATATATATTCTAAATTACCATCTTGAGATATTTGTTGTGGGTTGCTAGTTTTTATAGCGGGATATATAATATGCTCTATACCTGAGTTATCCGTCCACGTTAACTTTACATAGTTAACATAGTCATGAGGTAATACCATTAATAAACTTGGTGGTATTTCTATTTCCTGTGACTTTATAGATTTAAAAGTATCATAGCTTAACTCTTGTATCGCTCTTTGCGCATGAAATGCAACGTCAGCTCTTTTAATTTTAGTTATTAATTTTTCTTGTCCAACATAAGAAATTATAAAGTTGTTTATTATATCTTGTATTGTTATAAATTGATAACCGCCATATACAGCTAAATCATCAGCTGTGTTAAACTGGCCGTCAGCACCCTCGTAATAAGCTTGTTGTGTTCCTTGAAATAATGGCATATTTTATTATTTTTCTTGTTGAACGTTAACCATGTCTTCTTTATTTGCATAATCAGCTAGCATAGGATCTTTTATAGACATACCAGCTAATTCTAATATCTTTAATACTAGTTCAGATTCTTCAGATTGGTGCAATTCAAAGTTAGTAGATGTGTTTGCGTTGTATAATGCTTGGTTGTTTACAACTGTATAACCCCATACAACAGTAGCGGGTCTAGCTATATAGTTACAGTAAACACTATCATTTATAGTAGTTGGATAAACAATTATTGCATTATCTCCATTTGTTCCACCTTGAGATCTAACATACATAGCTCTTGTTAGTGAAGGTGTGGTTAATGGTGAGTTTAACATATGGTGTATTTCGTTCTGGCGTATCTTTTCTATCTCATAATAGTTACCTTGCTTTAAATAATACAACTCACCCATTCTGTAATGAGTAGGTAAGTTACCAACACCGTTAGAACCTGTCATTGTAACAGCTTGTCTATATCTTTCAAATATATCTAGCTTTTCCTGTAACAAATCTAACATATCAGAGTAAGTAGTGTCATTGCTTGGTGCATTACCAAAAGCATTTTTATCATAAAAATATTGCTCAAATATATCCATCTGAGCTTGATTAGCAAATAAGTTAAACTCTTGAGGTGTTACATAACCTCTTTGTTCTTTATTAGCCGCAGCTAAAACTCTTTGATATACTGTGTCTACGTTTACCGCCATAATTTTTTTGTTTTATAGTATGCAATCGCCCCGTAGAGCGACTGCTACTACAAAGTGATTATTTTATTTTCTTAGATAAAGTTTTGTAAATTTCCATACCTTCATCTGTTTTAAAGAATGCTGCTAATGCAGAATATGGATGTTCATCAAAAGGAACATTTAACAATTTACCTTTACTTTTACCCATTGTAAAAGTTCTTTGATCTGCTGATAGATTTATTATACCTGCTTCAACAGCTTTAACACCAAAGTTTCTTAATTCAATAGTATCATCTTGACAAAGTTCTAAGAAGTACACAGGGTTTCTTCTAGCAAATAATACAACATCTCTTTTTATTTCTTTAGATGTCATCTTAGATACCTTAGATCCAGTCTCTACTCTCATTATTGCTTCAGCTTGTTCAATATCTAAATCTATAGCTATGTTCATAGCTTCAATTTCCATCTCCATGTAATCTAAATCAATTTCAGCTGATTTAACCTCGTCTTGTTCTTTATATAAAACATCTTTTAACGGATGATATAATGATAACAATTTTTGTAAGTTTTGATCTTTAGCTTTTACAACTAACGCACCGTTTCTAAAAACAATGTGACCAAGTGTAGCAACACCTTTTTGTTCATCAACTATTGGTGATGGTTGGTTTGTTGCATATCTTAATTCTCGTTGATAACCTTTTTCAGGATCTAACCATAATAAAGGTTTTCTTTGAGTATGTCTTGATGGTATTTTTGAAACTATCGGTGTGTTCTTTCCTTTTAGAACGTAAGTTCTATCTTTAACCTCCCATTTAGGAGCTTTTGTTTTATTTTCCATAATATAATATAATTAAAAAGTTTAAAAAAATAAAGGGCTGGGTGCCGAAGCACCCAACTCTTTAAGGTTAGTATTAAGCTGCAGTTGTATTCTTAAGTAATACAAAGTTGTTTGCTGCTTGAACGCATAAACATCTTTCAGTTAAGAAGTTAACTACCATCTCATCAGCATCAGAAGTATAGTTTCCACCAACAGATCCAGTGATCCATGATTTCATTTTTCTATCATCAGCTTCAGATTTTCTGTATCTAACGTGTAAGAAAGGTCTAGAGATATTTTTACCCATAGACTGATCGTATACAGTAGAAGTACCAGCAGGAACGATAACACCTTCGATGTCACCAATAAGTCCTCTAGTTACAGAATCATTTAAGTATTTCCAGTCAGTTTTATAGAAGTCATAAGCACCTCTTCTGAATCCAGAGAAACCTAAATTCAATGCCATATCTTCCTGGTTGTTAAATACTCCGTAAGAAGTACCACCACCGAAAGCAGCATTTTGTTGAGCTAACATATTATCAATAGATAAAGAAGTAGCTCTATCTAAGAACATCATGTTCTCTTCAATAGCTCCTTGCTTATCAAGCTCTACAAGAATTGTATCAAATTCAGCTAAACCAGTATTAATAACTGTTGAATCATGAGCAGCAGAACCAGTCCACGCACCAATAGAATCAAAATCAGCGTTATTATATACTAGACCTCTTGAAGTTAAAGCTGCAAATAAACCTTCAGAACCTTGAACCGCGAAGTCTCCAGTACCTGCGAAGTTTGCTCCAGCAACCTCTGCTTCAATCATAGCCATTTCCATTTGATCTTCAAATCTTAGTCTAGCTTCGTGCTCAGACTTTAAGTACCATAAGAAACCAGAAGCACCATTCTCAGAAGTAACTTCAACCCAACCGATTTGAGCAGTATCAGAACCATTAACTTGGTATCTGTCTCTCATGATGATTGGTCTGTTGCTAAATTGAGTAAATGAAGCATCGATAGAACCAGCAATTCCTGATGATCCTTTTCTATATTCAGTACCATAAACGAATAACTTAATGTTATCACTGTTTGCATATGCAGAACCAGTACCTAAGTTAGCAATATCGTAAGGAGCTACAGTGATTACAACACCGTTTGCATTTACGTTAGTTACTAAACATTTGTTTTGCTGACCTGCTTTTGAAATTACAACAGTATCATGTAATTGGATTAAGTGACCAGAAGGTACAGTAATCGTAGAGTTACCAGCATTTAATACTTCTACAGTATTTGCATTTGCAATACCATCGTAAGCTACGTGTATTCTTCCTTGCTCAGACCAAATTACTTGATCAGATTGTAAAGGCATTTCAGCTCCTACCATTTTTAAGAAACCAGAAATAGTACGGTTACCGTATCTTTCTACTTCTTTCTCATAAATCTCTGGTAAAAACTGCTGCGCGAAAGTTCCACCTCCTGAAGCGGAGTCGAAACTTAAATAATTGTCTCCCCAAAGCGTTTGCGTTGGTCTTGGAGTTAGGTGGGCTAACGCCGCACCTGATGAATTAAAAGGCATAATTTTTAATTTTAATTAGTTAAACTTATTTTCTCATTTTAACTCGAAGTCTAGATGAATCATCGCCTGTTACCGCTCGTACTTTTAATCCTCCAGTTTCAATAACATTTCCATGTTGTTGTCTTGGATTCATGTCTACGTTCTTAGCTTTAGCCATGCTTTCTTTCATTGCATCTGCTTTACCTTGTTCGTAGAAGTGTTTTGCGACAGCATCAGGATTCATTGCTGTAAACAAGCCTTTATGATAACCCGCAGCGTCATTCATCTCATTTTTTTCATTCAAGAACTTCTTGACAAAATTGTTGATGTTGCTTTGTGTATCTTTGACTTTAGCAGAATCCTTCACGTTGAACCTAAATTTCTTTTCACCAACTTGATAATCAAAACCTTTGAAATCATTACTGAAAACCTGCTCGGTTTTCTGTAGAAAAGTGGATTTTTGTTTTTCCGCTATTTTCTGAGTTTCCTCAGACTCCTTGTTATATCTATTAAAGAACTCCACTGCTTTCTGTTGCTCACCCGTGAGCCTTGAACCAGCTTTGATCTCTTCATAGTATTTGGACTTTAGCCCGTCCAAGTGGCTTTTAGCACTAGCTACTTGCTCTTTAAGTGCTATCTTTTTCTTTTTTGCTACTTTCTCATCGTCTAAATCTTCGTCAACCATAAACTCTTCTTCTATAATAAAGTTTATTTCGTCGTCAGATAGATGAGATTTTGTATTTTTGTAGTATTCTTTTAATAATTGATGTTCGTCTAAACCAGAATAATCTTGGTTTAATCTAACATAATCTTCTAAACTACCACCAGTTTCATCAATAAAGTCTACAACTTTCTGTATGTTTTCTGGTAATTCTCTACCTGTTTCTTGAGCTTCTGCTACAGCTTCTTCAACTTCTTCAGTTAGTTCTTCTGTTTGCTCTTTAACTTCTTCTTCAGTTATTTCTTCTAAAACAGGTGTTTCTTCTTTTACTTCTTCTTTAACCTCGTCTTTAACTTCCACTACAGGAGTCTCTTCTTTAACCTCTTCAACAGGTTCTTCTACCTTAGCTTCACTTAAATCCACTTTAGTAACTTCTTCTGGAGAAGGTATTTTATTAGGGTTAACATCTAAATCAACCTTTATAGGTTCTGAAGTTTCTTCAACCAATTTCTTTGGCTTTAAAGGTGTTTTCATTTTCATGTCACCACCTTCTTGTATAACTTCACCTGTGTTATCAGGTGCAGGTACATTTACCTCTTCCGAGGCTACTTGATTATTTTCTTCCATAATATAATATAATAATAGTTAATAATTATCTAGGGTCAAATCCACCTAGACCAAATCCACCACCCATAGTATCATTACTTGTAGATTCAAAGTTTTTAGGTAATTTATCATTATTTCTTTGATCTATCAACTCTGACTGTTGAGTAGCTTGTATTCTTGTTCTTTCGTCTTTACGATCTTCTTTTTGTTTTTCTTTTCCTTTTAATGCTTCGGCTTTCATTTTCTCCAACTTCATGTTCAACTCAAATTCAAACATCATAAGGTCTTTCTTTAATTTAGCTTCGTTAGCTTGCTTCTCTATATCTAGTTTAGCTTTTGCTTGTTCTATAGATATTTCAGTTTGAGCTAGAGCTTGACTTTTCTGAACCTCAGCTTGTGCAGCTACTTGTTGAGCTTCAGCATTTGCTTGAGCTTGAGCTTGTATGTTTTGCTGTTGCATTAACTGATCTCTTTCTTGCTTTTGTTTTCTACGTATTTTAAGTAATTGATTAGCAAGTTTAGTATTTTTGATTTGTCTTAAATCAATAGCGTCTTCTAAATCTATTAAACCACCATTTATAGCTGCTTGTATATTATTTTCTAACAACTGCTTTTCTTCTTCATCTGGCTCTAATTCAATAAATATACCAAAGTCATATAAGTGTAACTCAGACATTTCTTTTAAAGTAGCAACATTATGATTACCTATTTGCTGAATAAACGCATCGGCTGTTGGTGAGTATTCTAATATGTCAGATATTCTTAATGATAAAGACTCACATAATTCAGCTGTTAAAAATAATCCAGCTTGTAATATATGTCTTGTAGCTACATTTGAATTAGCAGCTGCAAGTTTTTGTAAACCTACTAAAGAGTGTTTATCAGGACTACTAGCATCTCTTGCTTCGTTTAATCCGGTCACATCTCTTATCATTTGTAAATAATAGTTGTATGTGCCTATTAAACTTTGCATTTTTTGACCACCAGAACCTGATTGTATTTCTTGTATAGGAACTTTACCAGCATTCATCTCACCATCCGCAGTCATTGATCTACCAATAACAGAACCTGTTTGGAAGAACATGTTTAATGCTTCTTGTGGATTATAGTTTGTTCCGTTACCTAAATCTATTTCAGCCAAACCGTCAGCATCAAGATATATACCATCTGGAACCATTCTAGATAATACCTGTTGCAGTTTTAAGTGTGTAAGCTGTATCATATCAGCAAAACCAGTTATTCTACTTACAAGTGACTCTATCTTACCTTTATACATTCTAGGTGCTACGATGTTATAGTTCATCTTAACCTTTGTAAAATCACTTTTAGGTCTCATCATGTTTTTAGCAAGCTGCCATTTAAGTAGCTTATCAGTACCAAGTACCATTGCGCCTTCATATAAAACCTCTATTTGTCTTTCTAATTTACCAAACCTAGCTTCTAAAGCTTCGTCAAGAACTGGATTAAAAGTATCGTCTTTAATTAATATTTTACTACCACCTGTTGCTGTGTCTTTTACTTTGTAAACTTCTTTAGCAAATGTTTTGTAATTAAAATATAATACTTGTACTTGGTTTTTATCTACATCACCACCACCTTGTATACTTTTGTTATAGTAACCACTTCTTTTATAACCTTGAGTTGTAACATCTTTTAAATCATCAATAGTTAAATCAGGAAACTGTTTCATCAACTCATTGATAGGTATAACTTTTACTTCACCAACATAATATATATCATCAAAATAAGGATCTTCTGTGTATGAATAAACTAAATTAGCAGGATCAACATAATCTACAGTAACACCGCTACTGTGGTTAAAATTATTTTTTACCGCTGCAATACCTATGGTTGCTAAATCATAATAAAATCTTTTCTTTATTAGCTCGTATCTATTGCCTTCTAGCAAAGTATTTATTGCTTGTTCTTCTGCTAGCTCTACAGCTTGCTTGTATGTAAGCTGCATATGCAACTTTAATTCTTCTTCAGAATCTGGCATTATATCCTTGTCTGTTAATTGAATATCAACACCAAACATTTCTTTAGCAAAATCATTTAACTCTTTAGTTTTTAGATCTTTTAATATTTTTTCCATATACTTAGTCCTCTTACTAACTCCATAAGGGTCTTGAGAATATGCTTTAATATCATATGTTCTTTCTGCAATACCATTAACTACTATATCTACAAACTTAGGTATAATAGGCACTGGTTTCCAGTCTAAATTAAGATAAGATAAATCACCGTTAATAGATAATTCATCTTTATATTTTTGTATTGATTGTTCTCCACGTGCATATAGTCTTAGCTTGTGAAAGCTATTTTGATGACTAGCGAATCTATAAGAGCTATCGTCTCTTTTAAACCACTCGTCTTCAATAGCTTTACCAACCTTCAAGCCATACTCATAGGTTATTTTTTCTTTATCGCTAGCGACTTGACTTGGAAAATAATCTTTTATAACTGACTCAGCCATATTATTCTTGTATTAGTGTTGAATGCATACCTTTGTTTTTATATCTAGCCATGCTAATGTTTATTTTAGTTTTTTCTATTTTTGCGTTGGGATTATACAAATGCCTATTACAAGCCATTATAGCTAAGCCAGAACTAATAGTTGCATCATACTTTGTTCTGTTGTTTATATCAAACTTAGCCCAGTCTTGTAATGTTTCGTTAAAATACATATCCCCATGAGATCCATCTAACTTATTACCAACATGATCTTGGATATATGTTTCGATTGCTGCAGCGTGTGATTGCTTAACGTCTTCACTAGAATTAGGTATTCCACCTATTTCTTTTTCAGCTACAGATAACTTGTTCCAAACTTTATCAGGTCTATTCATACTAAACCCTCTATAACCTCTTCTTCTTAAATAATATAATAATCTAGGTTTGTTATTTTCAGCAAGTAACGGCATACCATAAAATATTAATGCCATTAAAACGTCTTCAAAAAACATATCAGCTGTTTTTGGTCTAGCTATATATTCTAAAAAAAAGCTATTAGGAGGCGCGTTTTCCATACTAAACTTGGTTAAACCATGTAAAGAACCTTTAGAACCTCTACCATCTACTGTTCCTGATATATCGTAACTATCACAACCAAAAGCTCCCATGTGCTCATTACCAGGTGATTTACGACCGTTTTTAATTACTATATTGTTTTGTAAGTTTAATGGCGGTGTCCAAGAGACTTTAAATCTACCTTTTGGATCTGGATAAAACCTTACAGTTGTATCTTTTACACCATTAAGCCACTGAAAATTACCAGTGGTTATATGTGAAGAGCTATTTATCCCTTCATTAAAATCTATTTGTTCGTATATTTTTGCTAAATTAAATATACTGTTTTTAGTTTCATCTCTGAAAGCATGTTCTTCAGTACGTGGAAACTGTCTATAAAATTCATTTAAAGCGTCTCCGTCGTTTTTTAATCCATCAACCTCATTAGTCCAGTGCTCGATAATTCCTGTGTCGATCGGTTCGCCATAAGGTCCAACAGTCTCAGTTTCAGGCGTGTCGAAGACAGGCATCCCAAAAGAATCAATGAATCCTTCGTAATTCCATTCCATAGGAATGAATAGACTATATAAGCCTGAGCTTGTTTGTCCATTTCTATTTCGTTTAGTAACATCTGATGCATTATAAAGTCTTTTAAAGTTATCTCCTCCTTTGTCTAAAGCATTTGATGTTGATCCCATCATACACTTACCAATTACTCTACTACCTAATCTTAATGTGGTTTTCGTAACCCTCCAGTTGTTGAGGATGTTGTTCGGACGTTCCCACTTCCCCGATTCATCATGTACGAGGAGTTTGAGTTTCTCCCCATCGTAGGCGTTGTCACCGGTGTTCTTCCAATCGATGGTGGTGTCGAGACCCTGTAATTCATCCTGTAAGGTTTCGTCGGTGGCGGCGGCGGTAAGTTTACGACGGGTGTACTTGGTTGCG